CATTAGCATGATTTGGAAAACAATACTAAAAGAAGAAATTCATTATGAGATACCCGATGATATTTTTATGAAATCATGTTGTGATGATTGCATATCCGATGAAGCATTTCATTCTATTGTAAAGGCTGATGTTGAAAGAACAAAAAGTGGTCAAATTAAATATCGGGGAGAAACATTTCCTGCTTTTAATAAACCCAAAAGAGCCCCAAAGGGTAGCCAAAGCAAATATCGAGTATTGGCTAGAGTCTATGAAAGAGGGAAGTCCATTATTAAAATTGTCAATTTTGGGTTTAGAGGAATGGAAGATTTCCTTCAACACAAAGACCCCGAAAGAAGAAAAAATTTCAAATCAAGGCACAATTGTAAGGACAAGAAAAACAAACTAACTGCGGGTTGGTGGGCTTGTAACTTCAATTGGTAGGCGAAAAACTAAGAGTAAAAGATTCGTGGATATACTAGGAGGGGAATGCTATCGCTGAAAAAAGTAGATTTTCCTTTACGAATTTATTCCGTAGAAGCACCCCTAAGCCAAATGACCGCAGGGTGTATAATGTAGGGATTCAAGAAAGAGAAAACTCCTACATGATGACCGCCCCTATGATTTATAATGTCGTAAGTCAATCGGTTATTGTTCGGACTTGTATTACTCAACTCAAACAAGAGATATTTAGAAGAGGGTATGTTTGGGAAAAAGCCTATGAAAGCCGATGTAACGAATGTCAAAAAACACATAAAAGACCTGTTACTGAATGTTCTAGATGTGGTTCTAATAATCTAGCATTACCAAATCCCAAACAGTTAGAATATGCTGAAAAATTTCTAGAGGGATATATCAATAAATCCGAGCAACTCTTTATTGATGTTCTAAAAGAATTAGAAGAGGATTTGAATATTATGGATGATGCTTATATTGTTCTTGTAAAAGAATATTATTTAGACGGTAATGGTAAAATCCGTATGCACCGTATCAAAGAATTATTTAGGGGCGACCCTGTTACTATGAGTATTTATGCTGATGAAGTAGGTATTCGTGGAACAAAGGGCTTTACTTGTATCAATCATAGAAATTATATTTCTATTGAACCGTATGAAAATTGTCAAGATTGTGGAGGTAATTTGCTCCCCATTCATTATGTAAATAGAGCAAATGGAGAAGAGCAATATTATATTGAAGGAGAAATACTTCACTTTAGTAAATATAATCCTAGTAGGCTTTATGGTCAATCCCCTATTCTTACTTTATTCAATCATATTATGACTCTTATTGCTATGGAAACTTATGTTAATTCGTCTTATACAAAAAGCCGTATGCCGAGAGGGATTCTCGCAGTTCAAACAAGAAATATGGATTCAATGGCGGCCTTTTGGCGTGGAGTCAAAGAAAGAATGGAACAAGACCCCCATTATATTCCTGTTATGGGAATAGAAGCAGAAAATGGAAAGGGGTCTGTTGAATGGATTAAGTTCATGGATAGTCTAAAAGAAATGGATTATGTTTCAGTTAAAGATGATTTAAGAGATAGGATTTCAGCATTTTATGGTGTAAGTAAAGTGTTTATGGCTGACAATACTACAAGTGGAGGATTGAATAATGAAGGTATGCAAATCCTTGTTACTAACCGAGCAGTTCAAATGGCTCAAAATGTGTATAATAATTATGTATTTCCTTTTTTGGTTAAGCAATTCGGTATTACAGATTGGAATTTGAAACTACCTCCAAGTGAAGAAGAAGATGAAATTGCAGTATTGAGAAAGAGAGAACTTGAAGTTAATATTGCCGCTTCTACTAAAAATCTTGGATTTGAAGTTGAAATGGACGAAGATGGAAACTTTACTTTTAAGAAGCCCGAACCCGTAGAAACACAAGAAGCCCCTACTGAAAAAGCAATAGAAAGTAATTCATTAGCAGGGTCAAATTTAGACCAAAGAGATTTAGATGAAATGCAAAGACAATTTGCAGAAGGTGGAGGTATGCCTTCTAAACCTCAAGAGAATCCTGCAACCACAAGAAATAAACCCTCGATGAGCGTAGGCCCCGATAAGAGATTTACGGGATTGCCGACAGATGCGGGAAACCAAAATGTAGATAGAAGAAGTGAAAGGAGAATTGGTTAATATGACAGAAGATATAGGACAAAAAGAGAGAAGATTAGTAAAAGAATTAGCGAAAGTAAGAGCAGAAAAAATGTCAAACGATAATCAAGTTAGGCCATCTAGGGATTATTCTTTAGGTGGACTTCCACCCGATACAACCCATAAATCTAAAGTTGGTTCTGCTGATACTCCCGATGCTATTCAATTACCTATCAAGAAAAGACCACGAACAGAAAATAAATGGTGAGCATTATGTCTTGGACTTCTATCCTTAAAGCAGAAAATGAAGAGGACTCTTTAGATAGAAGCGGCAGAATGCCTAAAGGAATTACTGTTGAAGATGCTATGCGTAGATTTGATAGTGAGAAAGGGGATGGGCTTGAACAATATATTAAAGAAGTGAATAGATATGTTGCTAATACAGATGAATATAAAAACGACTATCTAAATGAAGAGGAATCTAAATCTGTTGATGATAGCCTTAACAAAATTAAAAAGTATCTAAAATCTTTATCTAAAGACATAGACACTTCATTTTTAAATACACTTTTAGTTTCAATATATGAAACTGCGTTAGAATTGAAAAGAATAACAAAAATAAAACCTCCTACAACAATAGTAGAAGCCTCTAAAATCTTTGAAGGTATCGTAAGAGGAGAATTTAAAGATAAAAAAATACAAGAATCATATATTAAAATTATAAAAAATATTGAAACTAGTCTTGAAAAATTCCAAAATGGCCCTTTTTCTTCTAATTTAGATTGGGCTAAAAAAATTGATGGATTAGGAAATTTTCTAGAAAGAATAGAAAAAGACTCTAATGATGTAATGTATTTTATTCAAGATAAGGGAAAACTTATCATTACAACTCAACCCTATAAAGAACAAGAACAGTTTAGAGAACTGAAAAACTTAGGAAGAAGAATAAATAAGATTTTGAATTCGACTTTGAATGATGAAGATAACGAAATATTTCTTAGGGCAAATTACGAAGAGGATATTTTATCTCGCTTATTAGAAATAAATAGACCTACAAAAATAGTAACTGTATTATTTTATCGTTTGAATAAAGAAGAAAACATAGCAGGATATAGAGGTAGATTTGTAGAAGATATGGCTACTCTTTTTAGTAGCACACTAGATGACCCTTATTCAATGGCTTTTGAACTTGATGATTTAGATAGAATAATTGAAGAATATGTTTCTAGTTTAGATAATGTAGAAGATACTATTTCCGATGAAGATTTAATGAATTTGAATGATAGACTAAAAGAAGAAAATGCCGAACTGTATGAGTCCGAATTAAATTCTAACATAAAGGAATTAGAAGAATATGTAAATGAATATTTAGAAACATTCATTAAAAAACAAGAAATCGAAAAAGAATTCAGCCCAATTCTAGACACTTTAGATGATAAAGAAAGAAAAAGACTCAAGAAAACCTTACAATCAGTTGAGCCAACAGAATATTTTGGTCAAGACTTTACTCGATTAGGTGAACTAATTGATATGCTCAAAGAATTAGATTTAATAAAATCTGACAATAAAATGAAAAAAAGGTTTGAATCTATTGACGAGAGGAATATTGATATGGTAGCGTTAAGTAGCAGACTTCGTAAAGAGTATGAGTTACTATATCGTCAATTAAGAGAAGTAGTATTTCCAAAAAGAAAGGGGGATTTAAGAGATGAATGATGTAGAACAAGATACTGAACTTTTAGAAATTCTAAAAGCACTAACTGATAGAATAAAAGAACTAGAAAGAGCCGTTTATCATAAAGACAACTTATTGATGAAGTCGGGATTTGTAGTTACTGAAACACCAACACCTTCAATGACAAACATGGGAGTTCCCGATTCCGATGCAATCCATAAAATGAGTTGGGAAGACATTGATAAATTTGTAAATGGAGGAAGATAAAATGCCCGAAAAAGTTACCAAAGAAGAAGCAATAATTAGACAGACAGTAGAACAACTTCGTTTAGTAAAACAACTTATTCAACAAGAAAACGAAGTAAATTTGCCTTATGATGATGATATGGAAGAAGTCAAAGTCAAAAGACCAAAGGCTGAAAATGACAATACTAAAATTGAAAACAATAAAAATACACATTCGGGATATGGTTTAGCAGGTGAAAGTGTGAAAAAGCAAGAATTGAACTCAAAACTAAAAAATCAATTAAATAGTGCATTTGATAATGTTTATTCTTTGATTAACCCTTTAGTAGATAAAAAAATATTGGACTACGATAAACATTTAATGGAATTTACGAGAATTGTAGATGCAATTATGCGAGATTTAGGCTATGAATAAAGTGATGAAAAATGGCGTATCTTATCGAAAAAGATAACGCTTCTAATGTAATCCTTCGACTCTTTGAGAAAACAAGAGTAGCATATCTTTCAGCAAAAGAAGACCCCAAAGAATATGGGGGGCGTTGGCGAAATATCATTGAAGAAATCAATCGAGCCTTTTCTTCGGAAATAAAAGACGAATTAGAAAATTATGTTGGAGAAGAAAAAATAGAAGATAAAGATGCTAAAAACCCCGAATCGAATGTTGCTAAAGATATTTATGAAGCAATTAAACTTATGAGATATGATTCCGAAAAAGTAGAAGACCCATTCGCTGACAAATTTAAGGGAGATGTATTAGAGGCTCTTTTATCTTCGCCCGAAACAATGGTTAAATTTGTTCATTATGCTCTTCGCTCCGATGATAAAGCCCTACCTAAAGATATATATTCAATCAAAGATATGGAAGAAGATACTTTAACTGTCGGGCTTCAAGGTCTTGATTTACAAGAAGAAGATATTAGCCTCTATATTATTGAACATTATGGTGATGATAAAGATACAAAACAAGTAGAAAAGAAAGTAGAGGAAGCACTTAACATTCTAGAATTATTTTATTTCTCAAAACATGAAGAAGAAGAATTTGAAGAACTTGTAGAAATTCAAAAAGAACAAAAAGCGAATGTTCATTTCTTAGTTCCAAATAAACCAATGTATCGAATTTTTGACATTGAAGATATGAATGAACTCAAAGGGTTTAGCGGAGAATATGTAGTTCAAGAAAAATATGACGGAATGAGAATCCAATTACACAAAATAGACGGCAAGGTTTCAATCTATTCATATAATGAAAAAGACATTACCGAGAAGTGTAAAGAACAAGTCAAAGAATTAGAGAAAAAGGAATACGGGGATTGTATTCTTGATGCTGAATTGATACTGTTTGATGGTGATAAAGCACTTCATAGGGCCGATACAATAGCCCATATTTTCAAAAATTCCTACAAAGAGTCTAGACTCAAAGCCCATGTTTTTGATATTTTGAGGCATGAAAATCAAAAACTAACAGATGAACCATTGAGAAAAAGAATCAATATTCTATTCAATAATTACTCTACAAAATCTTCGGAAGATTTATTCTTTCCTTCTAAAAAAGATACTAGGATTGCAGATAATCTAAAAGATGTAAAGGAATACGCAGAAGAAATTATGGAAATGCCTACTTCCGAAGGAGTTGTTATCAAGGATATAGAATCCACATATTTCATAGGAACAAAGAAAAATCCTAAATGGGTAAAATGGAAGAAATTTGTAGATTTAGATTTGATTGTTCTTGATAAGAAAGGCACAAAATCGGGTATGTATTCCTATACTTTAGGGGCAGGGCCAATTGATGAAGAAGAGGGCGGAACTGAAATAAACGGTAAATTTTACATGAATGTTGGTAAAGCCCTCAACACAAAAACCGTTGTTGATGTTGGCCAAATCATTAGAGTCAAAGTAGATGAAGTAAAAGAAAGTGGGGGAAAATATACACTTTATTCTGCTAAGGTCATAGAAATACCCGAAGTCGAAGAACCCGATAAAATAGTTACATTAGAGATGTTGGCTAAAGATACTAAGCCTTCTCTAAAATATAATGTTGAGGCTCTTAAAAAAGGTATAACGATTACAGATAATATTCACGGAACTGCTACTATTATTGCTAAAAGTATGGACGGATTTACTATTTATGGTTTTCAAGAAAACAATCTAATGTCTAAGAATGCCCTACAAGATTTAGATTTTTGGAAAGAAGAAGCAGAAGAAACTCTCAAAACGATGCAAGGAAAACTTACAGTAGCAATAATTAACTTCATCAAAAATAAAAATAAACCCCAAACAGTTATAGATGTTCATAATTTTCTTTTAAAAGAATATGCTAATGATTATGAAACTCTACTAGAATCTAATAAAAAAGAACTAGGAGAATGGATTAATTTAAGAGATGGTCTTACAGTTAAAAATAATATTGTAATTGCAGAACATGATAAAATTGTTAAAGAATCTTCTCAATTTAAAGTCTATCTTAGAAAGGACGGCAATCTTTCTTTTGCAGTAGAGCATAAAGAAGAAATTCTAAATTGGAATATTGATATTGCTACTGATGATGATATTTTTGCTTTCTTTGGAAAAGCCGTAAAATATCCTGCTGAAATATCTACAAATATAGATAGAACTAAATTACTTGATGAAGGAGAAGTTCAATTAGGTGTTCAAAGACATGGCTATCATGAATACATTCTAAAAGGAAATAAGTTTGAAACTAAACTTCATTTTAGAGTTGTAGAAACAAAAGGAGAAAAAATGTGGATAGCATGGACGGGCTATGAACAAAAACCCGTTGATAAAAGCACAGATGAAGGTATTTGGAATATTTATAATGACAAGTTCAAAGACCTTAAATTACAAAATAAAGCGAAGCACTTAAATAGTCAAGATAGAACAAAGGAAGTTGAAGCCGATGACACTAATGCTTCATAAAAACAATGACTTTATGATACTAAAGGCAAATGAAGATTTAATGATTGGTGGATATGCTTCAATAGAAATGGTAGATAAGCAAAACGACTTGATTACATTAAAAGCATTGGAGGGAGCAGTAAAGAAATTTATGGAAAAAGATAGATTTCGTAATGTAATGACAAATCATTCTAATGTTCAAGTCGGAGAAGTAGTAGATTCATACAGGGATAAATCGGGGAGGTTATGGAAAACAGAAGTAGATGATGTGGGCTTCTTTGTTGTAATTAAACTCCGAGATGATATAGAAAAAGCAAAGGAAATAAATAGAGGCATTCGCAAAGGTTCGTTAAGAAGTTTTAGCATTGGAGGACAGGCGTTACAAAAAGTAAAAAAGCGTAATGAAGAGTTAGGCGAATACAATGAGATTAGCAAACTTGAATTACACGAAGTTACCATATGCGAAAAAGGAATTAACCCCGAAGCGAAATTTGACATCTTAAAACAGGAAGTGAAAAATATGACAAAACTAGAAAAAGCATTAAGCGAACTTGATATGCTTCTAAAGGAAGTAAATCAACTTCGTAAAGAAGAAGAAGAAGAAAAAGGCTATGGTAGTGGCCATCCATCGGAAGAAATGATGGACACAACTGATGGCGAAGAAGAAATGATGGGATATGATAAAGCCGATGATAGTGAAATGAAAGGCCCAACTCCAACCCTTGACGCAGGTTCAATTGAAGATGGCGAACCTGCTGATAATGTTGTAGTTAGTGGTGGCCGACCAACAGGCGATTCACAGGCTTTTAAGGAACACAATGTTACTAAAGCATTCAGTAACAATGAATTTACTTCGCTCAACCTTTCAAACGAAAACATCGAGAAAGCCTATGAGCAATTTCGACAAGAACAACTTGAAAAATTGGCTTATGGCCGATTAGAAAAGCAATTTGAAACACGATTTAAGCAAGAAGTTGCTTCTCGTAATGATTTGGTTGCTAAAGCAGAATACAATGCACAAGCAGAAATTACAAATCTTAAGACACAATTTAGCGAACTCCGAAAGTCGCTTACAGAAGAAAAGAATGAAATTCGCAAAGCCCAAGAAGTTGCTTCTACAGTAAAGGTCTTTTCACTAGATGAAATTTCCGATATGTCATGGAGCGATATTCATAAAGCGGTTAGCGGAGAATATTGAGGTGAAAAACATGGGATATATTAACACAATTAGAGATTTGGAAGCATCAACATACGGCCTACCTGCCTTTGGAGGAAATTCTCTCCTTAAGCAAGCAGGTGTAGTTCAAGGACTACATACTGCACACGATATTACAGATGCTTCCGCAAGCGGAGTAACAGGAATTACAGGAACAACAGGACTTTACAATGTTCTTTACGGACAAAAAGTATGGTCAATGCTTAACCGAGAGGTTAATGCTTTGGCTATGCTTTCTAAGAGGCCATACAATTCAAGTGGATGGCGTATTCTTAAGAGTCGTCCTTTTGGTGGTAGTGGAAACACATTGACTCTACAATCCGATGGAAGCGGAGGCGGTATCGGTTCCGATGACCCACAAGCAGACGAGATTGGTGGTGTTCCCGAAAACGCAGGACTTTCTACTACGGCAGATGGACTTAGTTCTATGGCTCCTACTTACGCACAACTTTTCATGTCGCCTAAGACAATTGCACACCAATTTGATATTTCCGAACTCGCTATGGAAATGGCTCAAATTGATGATGGACTAGGCGATATTCGAGCAATTATCCGAGAAGATATGGGTAAAGCACACGCAGAAGCACAAAACAAAATGTTGGTTATGCCACTTGAATTCTATGGTGAATCAAGCGCACTAGCAGATATTGAGCGAAACTATACTTCACTCCTTAAGATTGTTACAAGCCGAGCAGAACTTCTTGCTCTTGATGGCGGAGTTCTCGCAACAGATACAACTTCTGCTACTAACAATCTCGGTAAAATCTACGGTGAAGAGCGATTTACTGCGGCTTCTTATCTTGATGCAATTGTTGATTTCAACTCATCATATGCCGCATCATCAGTTCGACCTCTAACCTTGACTCTTATCAACTCGGTTATTCGACAACTCCGAGAAGCAGGTGGTTCACCAAAGGTTATCCTAACAGGATATGACACCATTCAAGCAATTGCTGATTTGCTCCAAGCACAAGAAAGATTCATGGATAGAAAGGAAGTTATTCCTACTGTTAATGGTGTTCGTGGTGTAAAGGGTCAAGAAGTTGGATTCCGTGTAGCAACATACTACGACATTCCTCTTATTCCTGTTAAGGAAATGACAGGAACACGAAATTCAGCAGATAGTGGAATTAGCGATATGCTATTCCTTGATACAGACCACTTGTGGCTTCAAGTTTTGAAACCAACTCAATACTTTGAAGATGGTATTAGCAACGGAAACCCATTCGGTGTAGGCCGTCTAGGAAATCAAGCATTGTATCGAACAATTGCTGAAACAGGTTGTTCCTTCTTTAGAGGACAAGCAAAGATTACTAACATCGCTTGAGGTGATTAAAGATGGCTTTTTCATCAACAATCACCGAAACTACGGTGTTCGGTAATAAAAGAGTTGCTTATGGAACATTTACCAATGGCGGTTCCGATACAGGAGGAGATATTGAAACAGGTCTTAACCGTGTAGATTTTATTCATCTTCAAGTTAGAGGTTCAGCCGTTGATACAAATGCACCCGCAGTAAATGAAACATTTCCTTTGGCTAGTGGTAATGTAACAATTGTTACTACTGCCGATACTGACGGCATTTGGGTTGCATACGGTAATTGAGGAGGGTCTTAATTGGCCACAATTCAATTAACAGAAATTGTTCTAGAAGATTCAATGAAACTTAAAGGACAAGAAGGGTGGTTTGAAGTTAGTAAAGAAGAAACAGAAATTTCAACCTTTACTGCTTCTCACTACCTTTCAAGTCCAAAGTTAAACATTACCTTTACAGAAGCAGATAGGGAGCCTCTTATGGCTCTTCCCGAAAGAGAAATTAATATGTTGGCTACTTCTTTGGGTTGTGAAGAGAATATCGAAACCATTGTTTCAATTCTTTTACCAACAAAGGAAATTAAAAAAGTTCCTACAAAGAAAACAACACCTAAGAAAACCGAAGAATGAAACAAAAGTTTCATTAAAGGTATATTCTTAGGATTGTATAGGTGATGTAATGCCCGATGCTTCAAGGTCAAGTGGTGTATTAACAACTAGTGCTTTAATTTGTGGAAATGCTTGTAATTTGAAAAGTATTCATATTACTTGTAAAGCAGATGGCCCCGATGAATATATTCTAAAAATATATGATTCTAACGATGCAACATTTACAGGAAATACAGAACTTTGCCGTTTTGTCTTTAATGGAAATACTTCCGCACAAAATGTAGAAGCGGATATGCACGGAGTATTGGCTAGAGAAGGACTTTATGCAGAAGTAACGGCTCCTGTTAGTCCTTCTCCTAGTTCTCACTTTGCCTATTCGGTAGAATTTAATTGAGGTCTTTTTATGGCGGCTTTAGATAAAGATACAAGATTGATTATGACAATCTTATTTGTTGGAACGATTAGCGGAACAAATGTATTCATGTATGCAAATTATGGAATAGATTTTCCATATGGAGCATTAGAACATGGTATTCTTTTTGGTTTAATTACCGTAGGAGGCATTCTTGTTATGAAAGCATTGAATGATTTACTCCTAAATGATTGGATAGAATCATGGCTATTAGACCGTAGAATTAGTGCCTATTGGGAACTCAAACAAAAAGAAGAAGAACAAAGAAAGCGTATGAAAGACTCAATTAAATCTTTTAAACAAGAATACAATACTGCTCCTAGAATAGCACAATATGACGAAGATGGTATTGGAGCAGAATTCCTAACAACACTACAATAGGTGTTTTAATGGTTTTAGGCTTCGATGAAACCACAATAGCCTATGATTTACAACGCGCTCATTCTGCTGACATTTGGTTGATGCAAATGAGAATGTGGTTTTGGGGTTCTTGTTTTGTTATAGGTTCCTTTCTAATTGGTAATATTTTAGGCGTTTTTGACATAAATATCATGGGTTGGTTAATTAGTAAAGTTGTAGGTCTGTTTCATTAGGAGGAATGGATATTTCGTTACTTACGGGATTTGCGGTAGTCCTTACGGAAGCAGTTTATTCCTTTTATAAAAGAGTTCATGCAATCAATTTTGGTGTTTATGGTTCAACTATGGTAGGTAAAACTACACTTAGCCATCAAATGAGAACAAGAGGAGAAGTGCCTCAAATCAAACATAGAACGGTTGGACTCGAAAGGGCTTCTAGAAAAATAATCAAAATTGATGGTAATGCAAACACTATACGAAGTGCTGATGTTGGCGGAGAGTCAATGTATTGGCGAGCATGGATTGATGATATACAAAAAAGAAATGTAAAATATATTATTTTTATGATAGACCATAGACATTTAGATAGCCCCGCTAATTTAGACCACCAATTAGCATGGAAATTTTTAGTAGATGGAATATGTGCAAGCGTTTGGCCTAACGGAAAAAAGAAAAAGAATGAAGATTATCCTTTAGCGGTGGGTATTTGGGCTAACAAACATGATATATGGGGAGAGAAACACAAGCATGAAGGCGAAATTGATAAGCACCCTATCTTTGAACCTTTCAAATACGGAATGCAAAAACTAAACGAAAAAGGAATACCTTGTTTTAAGTATATAGTGTCGGCAAAATCACAACCCGAAATGGTGTATAGAGGAATTATGACAATGATAAAGGACTACTGATTATTATGTGGTTTGATATATTAAAAATACAAACTAAACTGTATAATTTTGTAGATTATCCCGAAAATCCTCATGGAAAAATAACTCATTTTCATGGTAGTAAAGCACCGAAAGAAAAAATTATGCAAGAAGGACTATTACCTAAAGGCGAATACATTCAACACGAAACAGGATATGGAAAACCCCACCATGCAGATTTGATGGTATCTCCAAAAAACAAAAAAACAAAATTGATTTGGGCGGCAGGGAAAGAACAAGGCTTACCTTTAGAATACGGACAGAAGAAAAGAAAAGAAGTTAAAGTAGATTACAATTCGTTATTTGATGAAAAAGGAAATCTATTACCTAATCCTGCGATAAAAGAAGAAATTGTTACCATTGATGGAAATATGATAGGCATTAGAGGAGAAAATATTGATTGGGATAGAGCAGAATCACCAATATATCAAGTAGGCACACAATGGTATATTTCAAATAAACCAATTTCACCCGATAAATTAGTCTTTATGACGATTGAAGAATGGAAAAAATATTTAGATAAAACATAGGAGAAGATAAAATGTTTCAACAACCGAATTTAATAGGAGCATCAACAAACGCACCAAACCCATTTTTGCCGCCTTTAGCGATGGCTAGAGCAAGTGGGCCTGTGGAAGAATACACTTTTAGAAGTATTAAACCAAAGAAAAAACTCAAAGAAATTACTAAGGTTTTGCTAGCAGAAAAGAAAAAATTCATATTCATACAGTATGGTTTTAAATTCAATATTAAAGACCGTTGCGTAGTTTGTGGAACACATTATGTTTGGGATTCGGGAGATTATATGCGGCCTCCTCTTCCCTTAGCATTAGTGGATAAAGGCAAGCCAATGAAAGGCACATATTGTCCTAAACACGCTTCTATTTTTAAACAAAGAGAAATGCTACAACAACAAATTCTTGCAGAAGAACACGGATTAGATTTTAAAGCATTTATTCCTAAACCCCGAATTCCGCAAGTTTTATCTAAAGGGCCACTAACCACTTTATCAAAGGAGGACATAGCGAGTTTAATAGCAGGGGGTTGGATAGTAAAACCGCCTATGAAAAACTTAGAAGAAACTCCTCCTCAAGAGGTTATGCGACTTTCTAAAGAAATAAGAACTGCATTAGAACGAATGGACTTTTTGATTGAAGGAAAAGGTGAAGAATAATGGTATTTGGCCCAAGCAATACCGATATTGTAACTGCAATATCGGGTCAAAATGAATCTAATTTTAAGACTGTAAATAATTTACTTTCTTTACAAGAAAACCATGTTGAAGAGTTTTTTCAATATCATGGAATGAAATTTTTAACAACATTAGAAAAACTCATAGAAGATACTGTTGAAAGAGTAACTTCTCAAATGTTAGTAAAGTTATCTTTTGTTCAAGATTCTACAACAGGAACAATAAAAGTTCATCCCGATTCACTAAGAGAATACGAAAAAATTACTCAAGAGAACATTACTCTAGACATTCAAAATTTGTTGAATAGTGCTATTGATTCGGAAGTTATTGCACAAAGAAAAATGGCTAAACAACAATATTTAGAATCTCAAGGGTTTAATAATGCAATAGGAATGCAAGGTGTTCAACAAGCAAACGGAACATACGGTCAAGCACAACAAATATATGGTCAAGGGGCTTATGCTATGAATAACGGTAGTGGCTATCCTATCCCTCCTTCGGGCCAAGATAATTACGGAAGACCATATTGGATAGACCAACAAACAGGACAAATGACATATCAGCCGCCAAGTAGCGGCTTAGGTTTAGGTTCTGCAATCCAAAAAGGCGCTGCTTGGGCTAAATGGTTAATGTAAGGAGGCCGTTAATATGGCCTTTAATATCTCTATTGAAGAGGGTAAAATTGTTGATTGGGAAAAATCGGGCCTCGATATTCTCAAAATGTATTTATTAAGGGATAATTTTAACTTTAATGATACTAGACCTCATGAAGCCGCAGAAAATCTTCTTGAAAATATTATGGATAAAGAAGATTTTTTGGAACAAAACCAATTACAAGAAACAAAACAAAATGCTAGTGTTTTCTATGATACTGTTTTGGCTCAATTGAAACAATTAGAAAGTTTGGAAATTACTCAATTGCTCAAAGACTATTCAAAGCAAATAGATTTTGATGCTGAAATTGAAGATGGTAAGATAATATTAAATGAATTTATTACATTTACTCCTAGTTTAAAAGTTGGAGAATTGAACGAATATGCAATTTCTAATGAAGTTTCAATGGGAGAATATTCTGCTGAAATGGAATCATTAACATTAGGAAGAGAAGATGAAACTCCTTCTTTAAAAGTAAGAGATGTTATCCGTAGTAAATTAGAAGATATTCTTACAAAGTTGCTTAAGAAAGAAGGAGCAGTAAAAATAGAAGAAAATGGAATTTTTATAGAATTTGATACCTTAGATATTGTTAAAGAAATTATTGATAATGCTTCTTTGGAAGGTCATTCTCCAAAGGAAACAATAATAGATTTAAAAGAATTTGCAGTAAGTTTAGGTCGTAGAATACTATTTGATAGTTTAGAACAAGCAATAAAAGATGGGTTTGTGGAAGGACTTATAGACTATCTTACGGCTAGAACGAATGTATTTAATTTAAGGAATGCGTATAATGTTGAAATATATTTAGCACTAATTGGAAAGGATAAACAAGGAAGGCGTGTCGTAGATTATGAAAATTCATTAGTTACAATAACAAATAATGGAAACATTCGTTATACAAGAAATCCTATGAGAGAAAGCAGACTTGAAAGATTACCTGCCGCCTTTACTTCCGAAGATTCTAATTATACTATTAAATTTGAAGAATTGACAGAAGAAGCAAGTAAGAAATACAATAAAGAAATAGAAGAGTTAGAATCAAAAATAAAAACAAAAGAAAAAGAATTAGATGCAACAGAAGAAGAACCCGAAGTTCAAAAAAGAATACAAATAGATATTGCCGATTTAAAAAGAAAAATGACAGATAAAGAAAATGACAAAAAGGAAAATATTGAAAATGCAATATCATTAAGTCTTAGTAAAGACAATGAATTAAGAAAATTAAGAGAAGAACTGTTTGACTTCTATTTGGGTATCAGCGAAAACTATACTGAATTAAAACAAATACTTGAGAGGAATATCTAATGCCTATAATTTCCTCCCCAAGCGATTATACAAATATCAATGTAGATTATGCTAATGGCTATGGGTATTATACCGATGTTGTAGCAGTAGCAGACCTTCTACAAATTCCCGAATTTACCGATTTAACAAATCCAACAGAAGGCCAAGTGGGTTCAATAATTAAAAGAGTAGAGGGCATTATTGATGATGCTATTAACCGTTCATTTAGACCAATTATCATGCACGAAGTCAATGATTTTTATTTTACTCGACACCCTATTCATTCTTATTATGGTGGTAATGTTGGATTTATTCAACTTAACCAAATGAAAGTTAGAAAAATTGTAAGTTTGCGAGTATGGGAAGGCAACAATTATAGAGAATTGGCTTCTGCTCAAGCAAGTATTCAGTTAGATACTAGCGGCTATAATAAAATAAATACTATTACTTTACAATTGCCGAATTCAGGCGATACATGGGTATTAAAATACAATGGTCATGTAGATTCTCCACTATCTTCTGCTTCATTTAATTCTTCTTTTGGGGCAAAAACTACTGCACAAGAAATTATTTCTTTAATCAATGAAACATATCCTGCTAAAACTTCACAATTTACGGGTGCTACAAGTGAAAAGATTTTGACTTCTACAACAAATGGCTACAATATTTCCGATTTTTTTTATGCTTATGCTGATTCGGAAGACGGTAAAATTGTTCATATTTCTAGTTTATTGGAAGGCGAAGATGGTTCGGATTGCACAATTACATTAACAGACCAAGCAGGACAGGATTCAAATAGTATTGTTACTAATTTTACAGATAAACAAGAGATGAGGCGTTTAGGTGATTTTTGGACTTTAGGTAATGATGGTAGAATATTTTTCCTAAAGCGTTATCCTTACCATGAAAAGAATTCAGTATTTACTACCTATATTGTTGGCGATACTAGGGTTCCTTCTGCTATACATGAAGCCGCCACAAAATTAGTTGCGGCAGAAATATTAAGACATGACGACCAAACTATTCTTATTGCCGAAACAGGTGCTAATATTTCCACAAAAGAGAAATATGATATTCTTAGAAAAGAGGCTATGGAGTTAATAAACGGCAAAAAGGATATTATTTATTTGATTGATTGACATGAATATGAAAGAAATCGAATCTAAACTTACAGATTTAGCCAAGAAATACGAAGAAAGAAATTTACTTATGCTCGATGCTTCAAGAATATTAGGATATGATATTACTTTTTCAAATGAGGAAATACTAAAACAAATAGAAGAAGAATTATTTAAATATTTAGAGAAACAAGTTGTTAAGGAGTTGTTTAAAAATGGATGAAGTAAGTATGGTTATTGATTTACTTGATAGTCAATGGACGACTTCTGCTACTGCTTTACAAAATGCAGGAACAATTACGGCAGACCATATAGGAAAACCAAACTTATTAGATGTAAGAAATATGGATAAGAATAAAGGAGTTAGATATGACCTTTCTTCTAAAGATGTAATTATTGTTTTTGAGGATTCAAATAGTATCACTTATCCTACTCCATTTTATGATATTAGAGATGAAGTGTATGGTTTTACACTTCATATTAGAACTATTCACGATGAGAGAGCAGGAACAGACGCAAATTTTGGCAAAGATAGGCTAAGGGCTTTATACTTGATAGTGCGTCATGCAATTGAGAGCAAACGGAGGGGATATGAAGCCACAGACGGTTCGTGCTTTAATCAGTTATTTTTAGGTTCACGGAGCGAAAGTAATGATAGAGCAAAGCGTCTTTTTGGCTATAAAATCAATTTAGAAGCGAAAAGATTTGCACAAACCGTTCCGTAAGTTTGTTTGTAAGGAAGTGCAATTATGACAGAAAGTAGTATATTTTTAGGAAGTGGAGCATCAGTAACATTCGTTCCCGAAATAGATTTGTATATTAAACCCAATTCATTAAATGGGAATAAAGATACATTAACAATTCATACGGATTTCACAAACAATTTTAGTCTTGTTAATAATTTGTATGTAGGGTGTATTTTAGAATTTTATGATAATGGTAGTCTTACAACTACACACAGAATTATAGAAAATACTGCTACAACTATTAAATTTCAACCTGCACAAACTATTTCTTTAAATGTTACTGATGACTATTATAGAATTAAAGGATATGGGGCTCCATGTCCTGCGGAAAAAACAACAGGTTCGGGTAATACTTATGTTGCTCAAGTAATAACTGTTGAGTTTGAAAGCAATACTTTATCCGATTATGATGATGATGATTTTTCTTTTGGTCAAGTTCCTACTGCCGATGGAACCCCATCAACTTCTTTTGTAATAGGGTTGAATCAAACTTCAACTTATGGCGGGGCTACTGCTACGGTTGAAGTAGATATTAGCGATGCGGATTTAGATAGTGGAGCAGATGTTGTTAATGCTATAATTAACGCATTGGATTCTCATACTCAATCAACAATACATTTTACTTATAGTGGTAGTGGAAATGTTTTAACAATAACAAATACTTATGGCGGAGCAGTAGGTCAAACCCCTGCTACAAATGATACTACAAATATTACCATAAATACAACTACCGTAGGTAGCACTACTGCTAATGTAGAAGTTAAAAGATTAAATGCAGACAATTGGTTAGGAATAGTTGAGTCTTTAACCTTCCCTCAATTAGAAGTAGAAACAAAGAGGCAAAACTTGTTTGTTGGTGGAACAAGGAATATGACTTATCAATACAAAGGAATAGAAACGGCAGGAAATGGTAGTTTGAATTTCGTTGCGAATCATGGAGCATGGCTCTATTATTTCTTTGGAAAGTGTAGTTCTATTAGTGCAACTTTAAGTGCTTCAACCAATCCTACTAGTGATTTTGTAGGAAATACTGCTAGTGAAAATAAATACTATTTAGAAAATACTACTTTTACAGATACAGGCCCACTTTTTTATCGTTCTATTGATAATGTTATGACTCCTCCCGTTCTTAGAGGGCAAGATGCTTTTGGAGATTTAGACCAACTAACTGAACCTAGTGGAACTTCTTCTATTTCCAATGCAATCACTTACACTTTTACAGAACAAGATGGAGATGATATGCCTTCTTTTGCTTTAGAACAAGTCATGTCAAAATTACCTTCATCGAATACATACCGAACAAATAACGCTAATGACAATGAAGACACTAATTTTGTTTTGATTGCTACGGGTAATCGAGTCAATACTCTTACTATGACGGCAAATGAGAACGAAGAAGTAAAAATAAACTTAGAGTGTATTCCTAAAAAAATACACAACTTAGAAAAAACTGAATTATATGAGGCTAGAAATGGAGTAACAGACGAAACTTCATTTAAAAATTATTCTTCTATTGATGAATTTAGACAACCTTTCTTTTTCTCAAGTGGCTCAATTAGTATTTTTGGAGAGCAATTTCTTAGAATTACTAATTTGACTTTGACTATGAATAATACTTTACAACCAAAAAGATTTGTTGGGATTGGTAATAAAGGAATACAAGAAGCAATTCCTTCTCAAAGAGAATATGAAATTTCACTTACTGCTTTGGTAACTGATGATAGACTTTTCAATGAACTCAAAAATGAGAATCTAACTTCGGGAACTCTTATTGATTTAATATTTGATAAATCAAATGGAGAACAAATTAGATTAAAGTTTGATGATTATATGGTTACTACAAATACATGGACTATACCCGAAGATAAGGGAGCAATTACAGTAGAGGCTACAATTGTTCCTTTAAGTTTAAACAGTTGCACAGTTACAACCCATTGGATTTTGCAGGGGTGAAAATATGCCCGAAGGTATTTCTCCTAGTGATAAAAGAAAACTTTTTGTTGAGAAACAAAAGAAGAATGAAGCACCTAAAAAAAGGGGGAGAAAATCTAAATCTTCTCAATAATTAGATTCCACCAACATTGTTTGTTTGTTGGTTTTATGAAGGTGGAAAAATGATGAATACAGTAAAAGATAAAAGCATATTATTTGCGAAAACAGAAGAACAATGCTACGAATTAAAGGTAGCCCCGAACAGTAATGAATGCCTTAAGGTATGGGTAAGAGAACCTACATGGTTAGAAGTCCAAAAAGCCTTAACTTCATTGATGAAGATAGATGCAAAGCGTCAAGATATGGATATTGATTTGAACGCTATGTATCGTTATCTTGTAGAAAACTTTGTTGTTAGAACAGAACCAAGTCTTTCTACAATTGAACTCATTAGACTCAACGCATATGTAGGAAATCAACTACAAGCAATTCTTCCTAATCCCCTTAACATGATTGAGGAGGACAAGGAAAAAAACGAATAATGAGAAAAGCAGTTAGGCAAGGCGAAGCCGATTTAGAAACTTCTTTTCTCATTATTACATATACTTTAGCAACAGGCATGAAAATAAGCCCGTTGGAAATAATGAAAATGCCCGCAAAAATGGTAATGGATTTCCTATACTTACATAGAAACATTGAAGAATTTAAAGCAGATACAATGGAACAAGAGATGAAGAAGGTGAAGTAATGGTTACTGCTCAAGATATAGACAATCTTATAGGAGCAGTTCAAACATTAAGAGATGCAGTAGATAATGCAATTTCCCCGATTCAAAATATGGTTACTAATTTAAACCAAGTCCAAACTGCACAAAAAAATGTTCAAAATACAACACAAAAAACAAGAAGTATATTTACAAAATTTGGTAAAGCCTTAGAAGAATCAAAAGGTAAATTAGGAGTAGTTATTAAATTAGGTTATCTTTTTGTTCCATTCGGTTTTAAAATTAAAAATGCTATGGAATTGTCTTCTAAAGCCATAGGTAAATTTAGTGATGGTATAAACGATACCGTTGATAATGTAAAAAATTTAGTTATGTCTTTTGGTTTTATACAAAAAATGAGTCCAATGTTAAAACAACTAAAAGAAGGTGCAACCACTAAATTAGCACAGTCCAAAGTAGGAAAAACATTTGGTTTTGGGATGCAGGGTAGTGCAAAAGACCAACTTAAACAATACGGTTCTATTTTAGGAGATAAATTTGGACAATTAAAATCTGCAACAGGAATTAGAGATAGAACAACTAAACTTTTTAGTTTGGTAGCAACAACAGTTGGGATTCCTTATGGTAAATTAATTCTTAAACCCTTCTCTAAAGTTCTTAGATTCACTTTGACTTCAATTGGTAAAATAATGTTGGTTTTTTCTTTGTTTGTTTTGGGTGCATTTTTGTTGTTTAGAATAGGAAGAACTATTTTTGCTCAAAAAGATACTTTAGAAAAAATAAAAAGTGCATTTGAAAGTTTAAAAGAAAAACTAAAAGGCCCTGTTGAGTTAATAATGAAGGGTTTTACAACAATAAAAGATGCCTTTACAAAGGGTTCTTTTTTAGAAGGATTAGGAACATTATTTTTAGGACTTTTAGAAATCGGTGTTGGGTTATTATGGGTTCTTTTAGAAGCATCACTTACATTTTTAAAATTAACTTTTGCTCCTTTAACTCCTTTTATTACTTTACTTCAAGACAATATAAAAAACATTATAGCGGTTATTCTTATAATTTCAGTAACAATGGCCGCAGTATTTGTTATACAAAAATCAATAGCAATATACACTTTCTTAATGGCTGGCTATCAAAAAGTATCAAATGCTATTGCGGGAATAAATGCTTTTTGGAATATGATTACGGCTAATAGTCTTCTTTCTATTGTTTTAACACTAGGAATAATATTGCTTACAATACTAGGACTTATTGCAATTTTTATTAGTTTTAAGAAATTGTTAGGATTTAAAGCCGAAGGTGGTAGAATAAATACTCCTTTAACTGTTGTTGGTGAAAGAGGCCCCGAAATATTAGTTGGAAAACAAGGTGCTAATGTTATATCAAATAAAGATGCTAAGGCGATTAGTTCGGGAGGAATAACAAATAACATTACAGTAAATGTTCAAGGAAGAATAGGGGCTTCCGATTCCGAATTAAGACAAATAGCACAAAAGGTTGGCCAAATGATAAATAGAGAAATAAATAGAACTACAAGTTCTAGAACGGGGGCTTAGGTATGGTTTTTGGAGATGGAACACACGCAGTTTTTTTGAAATTTAATGCAGGAAACACAGAAAATAATAAACTTATAGAAAACATTATTCCTTTAAAGGCAACTAGCATTACGATTGCTACTTCTAAAACAATACCTTCTGTTGATGTTCCAGCATCAGGATTTTTTAGAGGAGAGTCATTAACTGTCGCTTTAGATTTAGGTATGGCGAGTAAAAACATTACTGTAAATGGTTTTATTTTAGAAGATACAATTGTTAAAAATTTTACAAGTGATGTAAGTAATCAAAAATCAAATACATTTACTGCGATAGAAATAGCACAACTTATTCATTCAGCAGTAGATTCAACAGGTTGGGCTGAACATCAAGCAATAAGTGAATTGATAATTTTATATGATTCTAAAGTAGGTAATGATTACATTCAAAGAAGTGCTACAACTATACCATTCACTTATTCTGCAAGGGGTGGGCCAAACGAATTAGATAATACTAGAGTATATAAGCCCTCTACCTTTCCCGAAAATCAATATTCACAGGGTCTTATCGGATTTATTAGAAGTTTTAATACAACCATAGATTCGACAACCATAGATATTTCTTTTGATTTACAATTTGAAGTGGCTGAAGTTTTCCCTTCGGGAGCAGGTAAGATTACCGATTTAATAGAAAGTTTGGAGGGATAATTTTGTATAGAATTTTAACGGGAAAACAAAGAGGGTTGGTTTTTCCCGTTTTATGTAATGCCTATGTTAAAATAGATTATTCGGATAATATACCCGTAGGTGCTGATGGATTAAGAGAATCTAGTGATGATACCATTTATGGTATTTGGAACCATGATGATTCTTTTACCATAGAAACAATAGTTACTCCTTATGATATACAAGGATATGTGGAATATGATGGTAATATTGGAATAACAAAGGGCGATAAAAGAATGCTTACAGGCATAAGTTATTCTAATACAACAACAATAGAAACATATCAAAATGGTAGGTATCTTTCTCCTAACAATCGGAACGGACATAAAATGTGTCTTTTTTATAGTAGTAAAGTTAAATTATATTTGGTAAATACTGCTCCCCTCTTAGTAAATAGACCTGCTGAATATAAAATACAATTTATAGTAAATATAAATGGTGTTGATGTAACATTAAATAGTGATACTTTGATTTCTTCTTCATATGGTAAAACAATAAATTGGTCTTCCTTAAATGCAGACCAAACGGCTTCTAAATTATTTGGTTTTAATTCCAAAGGAAAGGTTCTCTATGAAGCGGCCCATAATAATACGCCTACTTCTAATTCGGGAACTCAAGTTGTATATGGTTCAAATATTTCTTCGGATTTTTTTGTAGGGCAATCTATTTTTATTCAAGATGGTTTTACTTACACAGAAATAGGGAAAGTGGTTTCTTTATCCACAACCTCAACAACAAATGATACAGTAAATTTAGATACTTCTTATTCGGGTGATTTGACCTCAACTTTACTTTTGACATATACAAGAAGAAACCCAATTTATGTTTATGATTCATTTCATATTGCCGCTACATACAATAATTTGTCTAAAAAAATGACATTGTATTTTAATGGTAGAGAAATAACTTTTACTCATCATACTCAAACGGGAAATTTTTCTTTTGATAAAGAGGATTTCTTTTTGGGGGCAAATGGAACAGATGCCACAGGCAAGTATTCAGCAACAACAAATGAACAATTTATGGGGATATTCCATGAATTTGCTTTTTTAGGATATGAAACAAAACAATTCAATATAGAAACCCTAACTCCAATCTTTGATAATACCCTATTGTATTTTCGATTTGAAGAGGTTGATGAATAATGGCTATTTATGTTATGCGTAGGGGTGTTGCACCAAATACTACACCTATTATTGGTCATGGAAATTCCTTAAATAATATTAATTTTGATTGTCCTACAAACCCAATTATTTACGATACTGTTTCTTACACTACTGATTATCGCACTTTTGCATATGTTTCTATTGATGATACACATACTGAAAATTTCGTTCAACAATTACAAGGAAGCGATACTGCGGGAACAGAATATTCTAATTTAATAACAACAGAAGGATATAAAATTAAATGTTGGGATGAAGAATATCAAACAGGTATTCGGTTTAAATCAAGTGGTTCGGGTTCATTTGTTACTATTGATTCTACTTATGATTACTTCGTTTTAATTTATTCCGATTCTACTTTAGAACACCATGTTGCTAAAATTACTCAATTCACACAAGACGATGTAGAGGGGGATTCTTTTGAATTTGAATCTAGATTAGGAAACCAAATACCTAAAGATACTAAATTTATGGTTTTTAAAGGGCCTCTTAAAACAGAAAATACAATAGTTGCAGTAACTATTGGAGTTCGGGCAGGTTCAGTTGCTAATAGTTCCTACGCAATAAATAAAGGATTTAATATTGCTAAACCTTCTTTTTATTTTTATAATGATAGACTTGATAAAAAGAACGAATTAGACCACAATACTAAATATTATTTATCCTATGAAGTTGATAATCTTTCTTCCGCAACTATTTCTTTGGGCCAAAATACTACATTTATTACAATGCAAGATTTTAATTTAAGGATTACTGATTATTCTAAATACACAATGAAAGCAAATTTAGTAGATAAACTTAGAGAATTAGACGACCCAAGAAACTCACCATCTTCTAATGAAGATTTTGCAGTTTTGACAAATAATTATACTGATTATAGCACTTGTTTTATAAATTGTAGAAGTTCAAATTCGGGGGTTTCCGACTATATAGGAACAACTATGGGCGTTAATTATGTTGCTTTAGGACATAAAAGATATATTCATTATGACTATTCTCCCGAAAAAAATAATAGTAATAATTTAGTTTTAGATTTAAAAATATTTGAATCGCATGGTCAAAGAGGAGGCTATTGCGAAACAAAAATAGTTGATACTGCAAGAATAATGGGTTCTAAAATAAAAGAATTTGATATATTAAGAGCAAGACATTTAGTTTATATTGGAAATTTTAATGAATTTTTACCATTAAAGGCATTAGTAAATTCAAATGTTAGTGGAAATCAATATCTTTTTGATACTGATTATGACTTGACAGACCTTATTTCTCAATACGATGAAGTTATGGTCGGAGAAAGAATATTGATTGTAAATGCAATAGGTGTATTTAGTTCTAATCAACAAACTATTACTTTTGAAAGTGAAAATAGATTAGAAACAGAATCTTCTTTTACAACAAATTCTTACACTTTATCAGCAAATGACAGACTAAAAAGAAGAGCATGGAGTCCTTCTAAAAATAATTTAATAACTGCTTATCCATTATTAGAAGATAGACAATATAACTTAAAAGTTATTTTCAATAGTCCTCCTTTTAATCAATTGGAAGCAAACATAACTTCTATAAATAGCACCCAAAAAACATTATCTTTATCATTTAATACAGATATTCATGATTCTACATTATCTAATTTAGATTATTATGAAGGACAATATGCAATAGAAATAGAAAGATTTGAAGGAGAAATAGAACAATTAGATATTGTTAAAGAAAGGGGGCAAAATTTATTTAAAATATATGGAAGAAATACTTTTTCTAAAATGATTTCTCCAATCATAAATGAGAACACATTAGAATCCCAAGATATTATTTATTCTAGTGATAGTCCATTAAATAAATTAATTTTAACAGGAACAATATCAAGTGCATTAACCCATTCAAGTATAGGACTAACTCTCAATACTGTTTCTTCTGCTCCGAGCGTTGGCGATAAATTGTATGTAAGACACAATACCAATGGTAATAATTTTTCATTGATTGGAACTGTTAGAACTTATGATAGTGGCCTCAAAGCAATAACATTAGAAGAAAAATATCCATTATCAATAAGCACAGGACTTCAAATCTACAAAGATGGACTTTCTAATCAAAGAGCCTATATGCTAAATAAAGCCCTATCATCGAATAATAAATTAGATGTTTTTCCTACTTCTTTGAGTTCTTCGGCAGACAAAGGGTTAGTTTTTGAAAGCGGAATAAAGGTTTCCGATGGTAGTTCTTTGGTTGGCACTTCGGAAAGTGCAGATTTTAGGGCTTTAGGTTATCATATTTATAGTCCTCAAAAAATAGGAAAAAGCGAATCGTTTCAATCATATTTAGGAAAAACAACAAGACAAAATTTTGAAACAGTAAATACTCTTATAGATTTTACAGTTTTGAATGTATCGAAAACAGATGGAAAAACTACGATTGAGTTAGCCCCTTATGTTCCAATAACTTTAGGGAGATTAGATTATAATGATGCCGACCAATATGATATTGCTAATTATGATTTAATAGGAACTTCTACTAATCCTCCTAGTTTTTTATCCGATAATAGAAGATACATAGAATTAAGCAGTAAAACAGCGAATATTCCCGAAGGGAGAGCCGTCTATGTAGATAATTTATTTGTTGGTTATTGCACACAAATGGTAAAACCTAGCCTTTCTACAAATTGGAGAGTTTATCTTGATAGAGCAGTTGTTTATGAAACTTTTAAACAAGTAAGTTATCTTGTTACTGATTCTGTTAATCCTTCTTATTTTAGTTTATATTCTCCTAAAAAGACTAGCAACTTATATTTTGTAAATGGGGAACATTTACATGGTGGTAAATTTGTGGCTTTAGTTAATTCTTTATTCTACGCAAACGATGGTTACGGTAGTTCCATAGATGGTAGGCCTACACTTTATACTGCTCCTTCATTTCAAAATTATACAAGTTCAATTGAAAAATTCGGCAACCCATTATATAAATTAAATCACATTGAACAAGGCAATTTTAATATTTCTACTTCTTCTATCACAACTTTTTCAAGCAAATTAGGAGTAAATTATTACAATAAATTGCCTAATAAATTAAAATATTATGCTTCTGCATACAAAATAGGAGGTAACATTTCTACAAATAGTGGTATAGTCCATGATAGATATGAAGAATTATCACATTTGCATTTACCAATAGAGGCTAGAGGAAGAGAAACTCCATTAGGTTCTCTTTATTTTGATTATAATATTTATGAAAGTGGCCACACTAAAGATACTATTTATGTAGATAGCGACCCTACAAGTTCGACTTCTCGATATTTAGCAAAAGACATGATGCAACATTATGACCCTAAAGCCGAAAGATTATTTTTATTTGCTAATGCAGATAGATTACCTTATTCAAGTAGAAGAAGCGACAGTTTAATGAGTTTAGTTTCTTCAACAGATGATTTAAAAAATTACAATTTATTATTATTAAATCAACCTTCTTTAGATGATTATTCCGATATTCAATCTTCTCATTTAGGAGGAGGAAAGGCCAAAAAATATCTAGATAGTGATTATGATTCTGCTCCTATTAGTGAAGTAGATAAAGATATTAGTCAATTAGTAAGAACAGGAATAATGAGATTGACAGAAGTTACATTTGATTGTTTTATGAATCAAATCAACCCCGAAAAAATCCCTTCTAAAAAAGAAACAATTCAAAATTTTAATTATAAGTATCATAATATTACTTCTTTAATTGAAACAGTTAGCAGTTATGGTTCTAGCCAAATAACATTAAGTGGAAATGTAACCCTTAGTGATGGGGATTTATTAGTTGATAGTGAAGGCAATTTAATAGGTGTTGTAAATGGAATTCATAGTCTCGTTTCTATTATTTCTTTAACTGCTAATCCTATTCCTACCAACAATGGAGCAGAATATACAGGAGTATTATACAAAGCAGAAGAAAAACAAGTAGGAATAAGAGGACATGGAGAAACAGAAAGTTTTGTAACTTTTGATGAAAATATTCATCCTTTAAAAAGTGCATTTTTTAATAATTCTTTTGATTCTTCGGAATGGACGACTTATCATGGGGCCGCCCTTCAACCAACAGGAGTAGCCCTCAAAGGAAATTTAACTCTACCTTTTTCAATAAAACATACAGGTAGTGTGATTGCTTTTTTTGGAAGCGGTAGCACTTTAGGTTCTTTAGTTCATCATTCTTCATTATTGTTGAAAAAATTCGATACCTTTGATTATTCATCATCTGTTTATTCAAGTAGTTTTATGGATAATGTTTTGCATTTTACTGCTTTAGATGTTTTTAATATTGAAAATTCTACTTCCGAAATATCAAAGGGAACTAACTCTTCTCCGATGTATAATATTGCTTTAAGAAAATTTGTTTCTTCACAAACCCTTTTATTATTCAAATCTACTGAAACTAATTTTTTACAATATGCAAGTTCTTTAACTGCAACAACAACTACGGGAACAGACCTTGCTAGTGGAATATTGTATGTTAATAAAATAAGATTAAGAATTGATGTAGGAGAAACAGGTTCAAATGTAATTGAAGACACTATAACTTCAATAAATAATACTACCATCTATAAATATTCTATAACTGACGAATATTTAGATTTTATATCTGATTTAACAGGAACTTATTTGGTTTCCGAAAGCGGTAGAGAATTTGAAACAGGTATTCAAATAGATAACTCTTCTTTGGTTCTTTCTAGTTCTACTCATCATTCTGCTAACGGCATAAATAATATGGTTCCCGATATTATTTCCTATGTTATTTCCCATGAAATAGATACCTCTAATTCGACTAGAACTCATATTATAGTTACAGATAAACAATTAACAAATCAATTTTATAGAATAATGCAACCTAATGAAACTGCTTTTTATGAATTTACTCCTAAAAATATTAAATTGAATACGCTATCTTCCGAATATACAAAAAAGGTGTTTGAAGATGAAACATATGATTCTATTAATGACTATCACCAAAAGGGTTCGGGAACTAGATTTTATACAGGTTCCACAAGAAGCCCTGCTACTCTTCCCCATGAAAAAAATCACGGACATAACGAAGCCATTCTTTCTATGTATGTTTTAGTGGATTTAGATTGTCAAACTCTTAGTGGTATTGGTAGGGCTGAACTTGTTCCTAGAACACATACTGCGGCTTCATATGTTTTAAGAGATTTTACAAATGCGGAATGGGATAAACCGTTTGTGGTTTGTCTTTCGGATGGAAATACCTCTTTTAAAACATCAATGCAATTAAATTTTATAGGAAATTATGCTTTTAATGGTAAAGAAGGTTCTGTTATTACATTTGACGAAATGAAAGAACTACATGGTGTTGTTTCTTTATCCGAACCATTTACAATTACAACAAACAAAACAATACAAGGAACGCCTAAAAGAGCCCTTATTGGTTCAGTTGTTTCGATAGGTAAGGAAACAGACTATTTAGTAAATAGCCTAATGGAAAAAAATGATTTAGAATTTACCCAAGATGCAGAAGAATATCCCGTATTTGCTACACCTAACTTTAAAAGCACAGATTTATTTTCTGCGGTGAATTATTTGCTTGAAAGAAAAGATAAGGCTTTAATTTATGAAGATTCTAAATTTAAAATTTTAGATAAAGATAGTGATAGATTGAATCCCCGAATAAAAATTAGTGATATGACAAATAAATATCAAATAAGAGATTTTGAAAAATCGGATGTTTTATTTGATTATTATAATGAAGTTATTGTTTATGGAAGAACTCATATTTCTAAAAAAAGGGATTTGAATTCAATAAAAAAACAAGGCAAAAAAACTTTAGAAATACAAAATAATAATATTCTTACTCAAAATGAAGCCGATAAAAAAGCAATAGAATTATTACGATTACATTCTTCTCTTAATCAAAAAATTATTTTAGAAATCGGACACCGTAATTTATCACAAATACAAGCAGGAGATATTATCTATTTAGAATTAAAAAGAGAAAATGTTCAAATGGATAAATATTTAATTTTACAAATTGAACATTCCTTAGATGGTTTTATGAGATTAGAATTGGGTAGATTTTCAAAAGGTTTAGAAGATAGATTGGCTGAAATTTTAATAGACGCAAAGCAAACCAAAGCCGCAATTAGACCTAATAATTTAGAAAATGTAGAAGAAAATACTTTCTTGACTAAATTTAATATCCGAGAAAGAAAATTACTTGTCAAGAGTAGAACTACAACAGGGGCAGGTTCATTTACTATTGGTTTCGTGGGAACAATAGGGTTCTCTATTCCTATGGGATTCGGCACAGGTGGAACAACAACAGAAACAATACAGGTGGAACAAGAGTTATGATAGTTGATAGCGGAAGAGAAGCAGTAGTTGATTTTATCAAAAAAACTTTCACAAAGGCTAGAGTAGGTTTGGGAGGTAATAGTTCTAGTCCTACTTCTACCAATCTTGATGTTCCCGTTGTAAATGTTTCTTCAACGACAAATTCTTTATCCGATGTAAATGTAATCGAACTAAAATTTACTATTACAGGTGCTTCTATATCGGGTCTAGTTATTCGAGAAATTGGTATTTTCAATCAAGCATATACTGATTCTTTTGGTAATCCTATTTCCGATTATGACAAAATGCTAACCCGTTTAAATTTTGATGGTATAGGCCCCTTTTCATCGGGTGATTTGGATTTTTATGTAGTATTGGAGGTTGAGTAATATGACGGCAAGTAATAACGATGGAGGATTTAGCAGATTAGGAACTGACCCAACTTTAAGCGGATTAAGAGATGGAACAGACCACCCTCATAGTGCATTATTTCATGCGTTAAATATGGCTAGCAAAGGCAGTTATGCTATACTTGACGGTAATAATTTTGATATTACGCAAAGTGATTCTAGCGGAAATACACAATTTGCCGTTGCTAATGGTCAAGTATTACGGGATGGAAAGTTAATGGCTACTGTTACGGGCGTTAATTTTACTCAAGGAACCCCTTCGACATTCGATGAGCCTACTTCTAGTGGTAGTGCCTATTATCTTTTAGTAGTTACAAGTGGAAATGCTCTAGCAATTAGAGATAATGGACATAGAGATACAAAAGATGTTGTTCCAAATTTATCAAGCGGGGATATTCCTATTGCAGTTATTCGTTTATCCTATGGAGAAACAACCACTTCAAGATTTATTCAATTTTTAACAACAGATAAAACAGAAAATAGTTTAAGCATTGGTCAAGGAACTCCTACTGTTTATTCGGAACAAATGTCTATTACTAGTGATGGAACAGATGTAACTTTTACGGGAGCGTCTAATACAGACATCAAATTTACTCCTGCGGGAACAGGAAAAATAGATATTACAACAGGAGATGTAGTAGTATCTAATGGTAATTTTGAAACTCCTAATGGCTATTCCGAAACAACAATAGTAAAAAGTATAACAGATGGAGGGGGAGCAGGACTTGATACAGGAACACCCGTTTATCCAACAGGGTTTGGTTCGGGAAAAATAACTGTTGATAAAGCAGACGCAACAAATTCTTCTAATAAACACCCTGCAATCGGCCTAGTTTATTCTACTATTTCTGCGGGTGGGAATGGTAAAGTAATTGTTAATGGGCTAAGTGGAGATATTTCTGCAACATTATTTGATGCGGGTTCATACTCCGAAGGAGATATTATTTATCTTTCTGCAAATATAGGTAAAATGACAAATGTTCGCCCTACTGCTACAACAGATATTGTGCAAAATATAGGAAGAATAATTCATCTTAGTTCATTTACTGCGGGTTCTTCGGGAACGGCTAAAATTCTTGTTCAAGGTTCGGGTAGAGAAAACAATGTAACTAATGATGGTTTTGTTACCACTAATGCTTCGTCTATTACTAACGCTAGGCAGATAAATGCAGGAAATGATATTTCTATTATTGATAATGGAGCAGGTTCAACAGTTGATATAGCAAGTATTTCTACTTTAGATTCTGTAACAACTAGAGGAAATAATACTGCGAATAGTATTATAGTAGGGGGTTTTACTAATACAGGAATAATGAATCTTTCTAAAGTTGGTTCTACAACTGCTAATTTTAGCCCTGCTAATCCAACAATTGATGAATATGTTCATTATGTTAATGAACCTTCAAACACAATTACTTTACCTTCTGCCGCAACAAATGACGGAATAGTATTAAACATTAAAAATGTAAATACAACTCCTTTAATTATTAGTCCTTTTGCTGGTGATGTTATTGATAATGGCCAAATAACAGATTCAAGAATTTCTTCACCAAATATTATTTCATTAGATACATATGAAAGTATTACTTTACAAGCCCTAACTGATGCAGTTTCTCCATTAGTAACAGGATGGTATATTTTAGATACTGATACAGGAGGGGCGGAAGTCAATGATTTAACGGCTTCTGTAACTTGGGCTAATGTTCCCGATGCAAATATTACTGAATCTTCTGTTACTCAACATAGAGAAGCAATTCAAGATAGAGTTATTATCGAAACAGGAAATGATTCTCCTTCTTCTTCTGCCGCAGAATCGGGAAATTATTTTTATAGAGCAAGTGGAGAAACTGCTACATTTACAGTTCCTAATGATTCTTATGTTGGGGAATATTATGTTCTAATGAATAATAGTGGTAGTTCTATTACTATTTCTAAAGACGCAGGAGATACACTTATTGGAACTACTTCTGTTTCCGATGGTGCGGCAGTTACGATTATTTGTGTAGCCTCTAATACATGGTTTGTAATTGGGTGATTAAAATGTTGGCGGGTGCTTCGGGTTGTTGTCAAAAATATGACAATGATAAAAAATATAATTTAACCAATATAGAAACATTTCACATAACAAATGGAAATCAACCCTTTGGTCGAAACTTTGAAGTTATTAGCAATACTATGACTTGGCTTACAGGATTAAGAGTTATAGGAGATGATATGTATATCTCTAATCGTGGTAATGCTAATGATTATGATACAGATAACATATATTTTGCTAAGTTGGATATTTTGAACACTACGGGGATAAAACACCCAACAGAATCTTTTACAATTGGGTTTAGTGATGTTACATTCAACAGTTGTGATGGTTTTGACCTTGACCCCACAGGAACTAATATGATAATAACAGATTTCAACGGGGGAGGTGTGCAAAGTGCTGAATTATCAACACCTTTTGACTTAAGCACACTTAGTTTAACAGGTAGTAAAAATCTTTCTACAACGGGTATTCGGGCAGTTTCATGGAATAATGATGGAACTAAATATTTTCTTGGCTATGCTAATCAGTTGCGACAATTCACGACTTCTACTGCATGGGAAACTTCAAGTGGTGATACAGAAGGAACTTCTAAAACACTTTCTTTTACTGCTCTTAGTGATATTCTTTTCAATAGTGATGGAACAAGAATATGGCTTTCTCAACATTCGGGCTATATCCATGAATATACTTTGTCAAGTGCATTTAATACTGCAAGCACATGGACTTTAGTTAAAACAATTGATTTAAGAAGTTATTTTGGTAATAGAAACACTTCACCTTCTCAATCTTCAAGTGATGCTACGGCATGGTTAAGTGGTATTTCATGGAATGATGATGGAACTAAATTATATGCAATTACTCTTTGGGGAGTAACGAAGAATTCGGAAATAGCAAATACTCCAAGTCCTCAATACATAAATGGTGTTGATGGATATGACGGGGTATCGGTTACAGTAAATACTTGCCCCGTTATTGAGTTTAGAAGAAAATAAAGCGTTAGGTAAGTATTTACTTACTTAGTCCTTAAATAAAAAAATTCGGGGAGGCCGAACTCCCTAAGAATTCGACCTCCCCTTTTTTATTTCCAAATACCGCCACACTTTCTACATTCCCAAAGTTTAACTTTGGTATTAGAACCAATGTAATATCCTTGTATTCGTAATGCTACGGTTAAAGCATTACAATACTTACATTCTTGTCTTAGTGTCATTTTCTTTCAGCATTACTTTCTTTCATCAATCTACCCATATATTCTTCAACACTTTGTTCGGTCAAATTTGACCCACCAAAAGCGGCAAAGAATAGAAGAGTAATTGTTACTAGAAAGATAATTAGCCAAAACCATTCCCAACCTGTCATTACCAATCAACCTCCAATTCTACATATTCTTCCTTTTCTATTGAGAATGCTTTTACCAAACCATTCTCTTGACCGTATTTCCACAAATCATAAACGAGTTGTGTATCTTTTAAGCAGTATTCTACTACTCTATCATATTCTCCTTGTTTCCATAACTTAGGAGCATCTGCACCATCCATCAATTTAGATTCATTAAGAGTATGATGGACTAAATTCTCAAGCCTAAATCTTTCTCCATGACTCTTTACTAACTCTTTACTAGTATCAATATAGCGATTTTCACTTATGTATTTGTTAATGCAATAAATATCCATAGCATTTTTTAAGACGGCCATATCAAAAGCCAAAATATTGTGTCCTAACAAAGAGCCCCCTTTTTGAAAGTGTTCATCTAAGTCATACTTTAATTCTTTAAGGGATTTGATAATATGGTTAGATTTTGATATTTTTTCTAGTGGTTCATCAACATAAATTTTAGCAATATCACCATCCCATGTAGTAACAGTAGAAACTTGAAACATATGAGTATTAGCAAAACCGCCAATTTCGTTTGACATATTTTTTGTTTCTATGTCAAGTGCTAAGACCGACATAATAATCACTTCTTATTATTTTCTTTGGGAGTTTCCCATGCTTGTGTGATTTGCTTTGTCAATTCATCAACCGTTGGTGCATCTTTATCAGTTCTACGCTTTAAAAAAGCGACAATGTTTGTGTTTGCTACTGAAAGCATTGAGCAACATTCCCAACCCTCTTCTCCATAAGTGTTCAAGGCTTCGATAATTACCTTTGGCCCTTTCGTTACATCAAAAATTATAAAGTGATTTTCCCATTTCATTTCATTCCCTCTTTAGTCTTACAAATACTGTTTTGTTTATTTTTTTCTCTTCCCAATGTTTTGCTATCTTTCTAAATACATTATAGGCTTGAGCCTGTTTGATAGTTGTTGTTCTAATGACTTCACTTAATAGGATTGTCTTAGAAACATACCCCTCCTCATCTTTGTCTAGTTTCTCATAGCATTTTAAGAATGCGACTGTGTTATCATTTTGATTAAGTGCGGCCTTTTGGCTCACCTTTAGGCTTTGTTCTAACCACTCTATCAATGATTTATAACAGTTCCGAACAATAAAAGCGGCTTGATTTACATTTCTCCCATTCACAATGAACCTTTTTTCCCTGTCTTGAATAGAATTTGCTTCGGCAATACAACAAAGGACGGAGATTTTACCCAAAAGACCCAACCATCTAGTTTGAAAATTTTTGGCTATTTCTCTAACTTTGCCTTCTGTAGCGTCCGACCAACCATTCATGTCATTCTTTCTCATCCGCAAAGTATCGTTAAATTCTTTAGAGAAAGTTATTGTTTTTGTTGGGTCGGGTTTTCCATCTTCTGTAAATGATGCAGTATTTTCATATTGCTCTTTTGTTGTTTCATAGATTTTGAATAAACCTCTAGCAAATCGCTCAATCGGTAAGTCAATTTCTTCTGTTGTTCCGTAAGCATCAACAATACTATCCCTAATTTTATCTTGTATTTCTTCGGGAACATGGCGAACTGTCATTAATGCCCTTTGAAATAAACCCGTAGCAACAATTGTATGTTCTAAATTTTCGGGAGGGAAAGTTGTAGCCAAAATAGACCTTTGAGAAAGACATATTAAAAGTGGCCCTTCTTTCAGTTTCTTTGTGATTTTCCATGAAGAACCTCCTAAACTATTACAAAGAGTATTGAGATAAGTAACAATACTTTCTTTGTGTTGGCTTTGTTTGAATACTCCCGAATTTGTGAATTCATCCCAACGAGCCAAACCGTTTCCATCTATTTCTCCTTTGTATTGTCTATATCTTGTGAATCCTTCATCATCAGTATAAGGTTCATTATATCCTAAAAGTGCGGCATCTGTATATTCCACTACATCGAAATTGTCATATCTTTCAAGAGGCAAGACCAACAAATCTTCTCCTATTTCATTACCTTCATTGGCTTCCTTTTGTAAATTTTCTATCATATAATTTGGACGATAGTTGTTTAATTCGTTGATTTTTTCCCAAAGAATATTTGAAACGGGTATGACGAAATCCATAATTGCGGTCTTTCCTGTTCCCGAATCTTGAATCCAAATCCAATGTAGCCTTGAATCATCAATGCTTTTTCCTCTAGGTATTTTAACAAAGTCTTTTACTGCTTGACCTATCAACACCAAACAAGATATTGCGGCAGGAACTTCATTATATTGAGAAAACTTTGTTGCCTCAATCATCCATTCATTTACAAATTCGGGCAATTTTGACCCGATTATTTTTTTATCTTCTTCAAATAAATCTATATCTTCATTCATATTTTCACCTTCTTTTCGGACATTAAAGTATCAAGTATTCTTGATGCTATGGTTTTTCCGATACCATCTATTTTTGCTAATTCTTCTTGTGAAGATAGACCAATTTCAGCAATACTTCCGAATCGCTTTAGCAAACTTTGGGCCTTTTTAAGAGATACACCTTTGATAGAAGTTAGAACATCTATTCTCAAATCATCGGTGCTTATTCTCTTGAATATTTCGGGGCGAATAACTTCTCTATTTATTGGTTGCATTTTACAAACAGTAGTAATTATTTTACTCGCTTCGTTTTCAGTAGATACCCAAATGGGTTTTACATCTGTATCTAAAATCATTTTACCTATTGCTCCTAGAAATTTATTTGTAAGAGATATAGTTCTAGCAGGTTCGGGAATTTTACTCTTAGAATGTTCTTTGAATATTTCTATTGCTTCTTCTATTTTACCATAGATAATAACAATATTGGTTTTATAGTGCCTATCCATGTTATCTATTTGAGTCCAAATTCTTTTACTTATTACAGAACTCAAAAAATCAAAGGATGATTTTGCTTCAAAACAAACATCGGCAAATACATAGTCGCCAACTTCTAGCCATCTTTTTTCAAAAGGTATGGCTAATCTATGGGCTTCTTGTTCTACAAGCCCCACTAATTTAGAGCCATGTGTTTCTCTACTATCAATAATTAACATTGACCATCATCCCATTTAGTATAGTCATTTTTATTTTCAATTTCGGGATTTTCTACTTGTTGTAATAATAGAATTTTAATCATATCATGTAATGCTGATATTCCACCGAAGAGGATTAGGTTCATAAAGAAACTGAAAATTATTAAAACAAGCGATATATATTCAATCATTTTTTACACCATCCAAATAATCGGGGTATCGCCAACACCTACCTACACAATATCCTTCGGGAATCAATTTTGATTTACAGTTTGGAGCATTATAATTACCATTGACTGTAAATCGTGCGTGTTTTCTTGTTGTTTCTTTATCCCAATCTAACCAAACTTCACCCGAAACTAATTTTTCAATTTCATCCACTATTGTATTGAGGACTTCTTGTTTTTGAGTATTGGTAATCAAATTTGTTTTCTGTGATAGCAAATCCCGATACCATGCAACTAGATATGCTCTCGCCATATGAGAAGGATTCTCTACCATAATGGCCGAATACAAGCAAGGTAGAATTGGTAAATTCCCTTCAACATTGATAACTTTGGCTTCTTCTTGAACCTCATCAATAATGTTCAAAATTGGCCATTTTACCTTTGAATTTCCTATCGTTTTTCGTGCAATTAGTCTAGGCTCGGAGGCCAATATTTTGATTTTTTGAAGACCCATTTTCAAGTCATTTTCAAAGATAGGAATACAATAATACGGTTGGCCGTTTTCATCGGCACTTGACATATTTACGGTATTAGGAACTCTTCTCAATCTTGTAGGTTGGCCTACTCTATCGTCAAGAGTATTTTCTTGAGGGAGTAAGGTTTTGATTTCTTTGTGAAAAGCATGGATTTGTCGAATGTCAAATGTTCTTTCGCCAAAGACAAAAATGTGAAACCCCTTGCCCGAAAAAAACATAGTGTGTTCATAGTCCTTCGACCTCAAATATGAAGAAACATTTTTTGTATCTTCAAATGCTTTTTCCAAATTATCATCGTGAGCATCAAAATCTAAAAAGACTCTATCAAGAATAACTGATGAATCAACTTTAGCGGTTTCCGAAAAATACCCAAAGTCATATACCGTAGTATAGACATTAGTTCTGTTGTTTTGGTTCTTAACAAAACTAGCATATTCGGATTTATTTTTGACTATTTTTCTTTTCATCTGTGGTGCGTTTTTTAGATGGCTCCCCGCCCACACTTCTCTCGGAAATTTCATTTTTATTACCTCCAAAATTGACGGTTGCTTTATCTAACATTTCTCTTATGACTCCTGCTATTTCACCTTTAAGATGAATCATAACAGTTTCTCTAAAAGCGTCTTCAAAAGACATACCAACAAAATTATCATTTATTTTTATTTCTCTTATTAACTCAAATCTTTCTAGAACATTTATTTCACTAAAAATATCTTTAGAAAGAATTTCTATGGTTTCTCCTAAATTAGATATTTCACTAAAAGACCAATTCTTAGAAAGAACTTTTGCTTCGATTAAATCTTTCATATTTACACCCATGAATCATTGATAGCACCATCACAAATAGGAAAATAACTGCAACCCTTACATTTCTTAAAAAAGAAATCCGCAGGAAATTGATTATTTTCATAAGCATGAATAAGTTTCGCAATAGATTTTATTACTGAAGTTTTAGAACTCTTTTTAATTGGCTCACAATGAAAATGATTTGCTATTGGATAGAACCATGCCCAATGAGTAACGGGAGTATTGGGTTCTAGTCCTGCATTTCTTAATACTGTTGGAGTAGAATTTTCTATCATCAATTGATAAAACGCCATTTCTTTTCTCATCGAAGTAGCCTTAGTATCTTTCCAACCTCCTGTTTTAAACTCCATTGGAATATAGCCACCGTTTTCTAAGAATACACGGTCAATAATTCCTTGAAGCCGAACAACATAATTCCTAGAAAGAGGAAATTTAGGGTTAATATCGGAAAGTATTGTGATTTCGCAATCTAATTTTTTCTCGTTAAGAACGGGTAAAAATTCCTCAAGCCTATTTTCTTCTCTACATTCTAGAAAACGATTTGCTTCAAACATAGCAACAGTAAGATTATCTTCAAAGTAATCATCAATTTCAAAAAGACTACTACAATAATCTATTACTTCGTCTCTCGGCATACTCTCCGCTTTGTTAATATCAAAATCCTCAAAGAATTTTTCTCTAGCGTTGTGCATGATAGTTCCTTTAAGCATGGCTTCTGTTGTATCTTGGGGCCTTTTCTCAATATATTGGTATTGGTATTTTAAAGGACACCATAAATAACAACCTAATGAAGATTTACTAATCTTCAAAATGGGTTTTGTAGGGTCGCTATAATTTTCGGGATTCCATTGATATGTGTATTCTCTCATGTTTTTTATTTCTACATCGTATTCATTCATTTTTACCACCATTCACTTAAACTTGCTTGTGTGTTTTTGATGCTTTTCATATCCCAACCCATAGCATCGTAGACGGGTTTAGCCTTCTTAATTACTTCTTCGGCATAAAAAGACCAATCGGGAATAAATCTATTTAATTCTTTTAGAGTATTAGCAGAAACATAATTAGCAGTTTCTCTTTTACCCGTAATTGCATGAATAAAACTGCGGGATTGAGGTAATATTCTACAAAAAAGTATCGTGTCGTTAAATTCATATCCCAACTCATACTTAGAATAAAGCACCCCTGCGATACCTTCTTTGATTGAGGGCTTTTTACCTTGAAGCGTTGTAAAATTATCAAAAGATAGTCCACATTTAGAGCAAAAAGGTTCGGGGTTTTCGATTGCTTTATGACTTTCAATCCATTTCTCCATCATTTCAAATAAATCGGATTTCTTACCACAACGACATTTTGTTTTTAGTCTATCTTCTTTTAGTCTGCTTCTTTTAGCCAATTCTTTGATTGAAGCATGACCTTTCAAAACCCTATTGTATTCACTTCTACAAAAAGAATCTATTTCTTCTTTTGTTTTTCCTTCAACCCACATATTTAGGACTTTAGATTGTATTTCTTTACCTAATGGGGTTTCCGAAATACGCTTTGCGGTAAATCCTGTCATAGTGAATTCTTTTTCTTTTAGAAATTGACCATCTTTCCATGAAACCAATCCTGCATTTCTATTTTTGACTGTTCCTACTCCTAAAGAAGAATAAAATTTCTCAAATTCTAAAACTACGGGGTGTTCTTCTAAGTTTAGAAGATTAGGGAATATGGATTGAACTTCTTTCGTAAGATGTTCTACTGTTTCTTGGGCTTTTTCAATTGAATCAATTGTAACATAGATAGAATCTGTATGACCATATACTACTTTCATTTTAAGCCCCTCCAAAATCCCTTCGGTTCATTTTGTTGTTTCTCTTTCATAATTTCTTTAAATTCTTTGGTGAGAATTTTAAAATCTCCTACAATTTTATGGATAAGAATAGGTAGTGAACCAATTACATATATTATAAATAATAATTCGTAATCCATATTAACCCCTCAAAATAAGAACAAAGTAAAAATAGTAATAATAGTAAAAATATTTACAATATTTACCATCATCAAAATCTTATTACTTCTTTTTATATTATCTAAAAGTTCATACAATACCAATGTTGTTTCTGTTTGTGCATCTACTAATTTATCTAAATCAAACATATTCATACCTCCAATTTCATACTAAATGATACTTTTCTTTCACATTTTTTATTAAGACACTTAATCATCATTACTTTTTTTACTACATCTACATAGACCTTAAATTCTTTTTTATAACATACAGGACAAATTATATTTTTCATGCTTCCATCTCCTTGACTTTATTTGCTACAAATCTAATTGATTCTCTTGCACTAGCAGTAATAGAAGAGGCTAACTCAACATCACCCCAACCATACCCTTTTTTCGCTAGAACCCCATAGAAAGAAGCAGATAGTCTTTTTACCGCCATTTGATTATTATACCACTTAGCATATTCTTCTTGCGATTGAGCCTTCTTCATGTTACTCTTATATTCATTTCTCAATGACTTCAATTCCAAAAGAGCCTTTGGTAGTAGGCCTAATTTATCCGTCTTGAAATATTTCATATCTTTTTCATAGTCATTCGGTAGAGGTTTTAGATTCTGTGGGGTGTTCAAATCAGCACCGAATTCGGTAGGGGTTTCGCTTTTGGTTTCAAATGAAATATTACGAGCAATAATCATTGAAGGATAAAGACCCGCAAAATCAAATGCCGCAACATTAAAATGTAAGCCATTTGTTTTTTCATCTAATGGATGATAAATCATAGCACCCGAATAAGATAGGCTTTCTCCACATTTTTTACAAGACTTCAAATCTTTAGAATTTTGATTTTGAAAACCACAAGAAGAACATTCTTTGTAGTCTTCATTCTTAGAAGTTATGGCTTTCCATCCTGCATTTCTCATAAAATAAATAGAGGCCATATGAGAAGCAAAGAAACAAGAATCGAAAGGAGCAACTAGAAGTCTTTGAAGTGCTAGAATAGATTCACTACAATAGTTTTCTTCATCAATTCTAACAATTAACTCTACATCTTTTAGAGCGTATTCTAGATATGTTTCTGTTTCTTCAAGCCATGCTTTTCTATAAAACTCATTCATATCTTCAAACTTTTCGCTTACCATTTTCTTTTCGCCCAATACTATATCCGACACATAATCTAGTGCTAAAGAAGGCAAAGTGCCTTTTTGTGCATCATTCCATTGTCGCTCAAAGGCCATATCTAAATTGAGAGTTAGCCTTCCTTTAATTGCTTGGGAAATAGGAGAATAGCCTTGCGACCTTGTAAATTTTTTACTTCCAAAATCAAATCCTTCAATATGGCCAATTGGGGATATTATAGTTGCATCAATATCTAAAGCAATACATCTTTCTAAGAGTTTGGGTAGGTCAAACTTAAGACCAAACCATGCAATTAACATATCGGGGTCTTTTATAGTCATTGTTCTCATGAAGTTTTCAAGCATATCTTTTTCATTATTGAAAAATAACCTTGTTTCTTTAAAAGTTTTAGAAACACTATTTCTTAGATTATTAGGGAACCAAACCCATTGGTAATACTTTTCATCGTAATTATCATACGCTACAATAGTAGTAATGCAATCATGGTATTCTCCACCTTGTTGCCATTCCATATCCCAATACCATTTACGCATTCTGTATTCGGGCATACTTTCTAAATTATCAATGGCATATCTAACAGTAGGGGGAACATCGGCTTCGTATGTCATATCCCCTAATCTTTCATGTTGAAAGGAAAGTTTTGCTATGTTCAAATCCGAAGGCCTGTCATAGAATACTTTCTTCAATTTCTCATTGTTAAGATTAACGAAATCGCCTTTTTCATAAGTATAATCACGAACAAGATTAATTCCTCCTGTTTTAATTTTGTAGGATTTAGGTTCTATGTAAGAATCCTTTACAAAGAAATATGGTTTATAATCAACCAATTTCTCTTTGACTGTATTGTTTTCTCGCCATCTAATATATATTTTATTTTCATTGTTACTTAATATCATATAATCTACTCTAATCTAGGGGCTCTTAAAATTCTTCTATCATCACTAATAAAATAAAGTGGGAAATCATCTTTAAGAAACACCGTTATTGTTTCTGTATTTTTAAAGAACTTATGAATTGGAGAAGTGAAATCTACGGTTGCTCTTTCTCCTTTAAATTTGAGAGGAATTAATTCCTTAGAATATGTTTTCGTATTTGTTCTAGAAGAAATGATTAGATTGTTTTCTTCATTTATATTAAAATTAAAGATACCTGTTCCTACTACTTCGCTTAAAGTAAGAGCCTCAATCAAAGAATCACTAGTAAGTTCTAATGCACTTTCAAATGAGGTATTTAAGAAAAGAGGAATCTCTTCTTCAAAAGAATAAGAAAGAATACAAGAACTCATAATCTTCTCAATAGCATTCCTATTAGGATGAGCAACGAGTAAGGGAACAGTAATTTGTGTATTGTCTTGAGTAATACTCAAATTATCTTCAATATTGATAATGAGTTCTCCTTTCATTTTCTTAAGGAAGGGCAAAATATCATTTGAAGAAATGATACAATTCTTAGGGGCTATTTCTACAACATAAGGAATATCTATGGAACAAATAAGTGAAGCATCGCCATTCCATAACTGTAAATGTGTATCTGTTCCATAAAGAACAATTTCATCATTTAATGATGAGTTTTTTTCACCGTATTTACCCGAAAGTAAAACGGTTTCAATGCCTTCCTTTAAAGCCGAACTATCAATTGTAAATGTCATATTGAAAACTCCTTTAATGGAGCATACCCATTCCATATTACTTTTTTATCATTTCCTATGGTAAGAAATACCGAAGTATCGCCCACTAATTCGGGATGAAATTTAGAACTTTTTACTCTAACAACATATTCTGTTCCCTTTGGAGAAAACCTCACATAAGTTTGTAGAATAGAATGAAGTTGTGAATCGAGTCTATTCCATATAGGTTGAGGGGGTTCATCTCTAAAAGGAGGCTTTGTATGAGTAATAAAAATTCTATGACAATTCAATGAAATGGCTTCCTTTAGCACTTCTCTAAACGGTTGATTTCGTTGATACCATTCTTGTTGTTTATCAACTTTCATCGGCCTCATTCTAGAATTTTCCATGCCCGTCATATAGAGGGTGCAATAATCTAACCATGTATCTACACCATCCCAAATGAAAAGGACTTCTTCTCCTTTATCTATTTCTTCTTGAACCAAAGCAATAAATGAACGAATCATTCCTTGAGTTTGGTAAGGCATAGTTTCATTTTGTTCATTCTTAATTTCGGGATTAAGAATCAAAATTCTATCAGTTGAATTATGGTTTGTTTTCCATGTAGGAACTGCTCCATCATCTACATCTAAATAGAAAGTTTTCAAGTTAGAATCCATACAAAGACCCGATTTTCCTGTCTTTGCATCTCCTTCTATTCCTAATAGAATTTTAGTTTCGCTTTCCTTATTTTCTTTCTTTTGTTGTTCAATTAATTGCCTAACCGCATTTAGATTGATTGCGGTAGCATCTTCTTTATTTTGCATTTTGCTTATCATTATTTTCACCTTGTTTGTTTCCATCTTTTTATTAGTTCATCAACGGTAGAATTAGAATCTAATTCCATTCTAACTTCTTTTGAACCAATGTGGAGTTTAATATGGAAGTTATTATTCTCCCAATTTTGTTTCATGGTAATGAATTCAACTTTAGCCAAATTCACGACCCACTTATCATCATAAGTAAGGTAGTTATCATCGTAAATAATCATTTATTCACCCTCTTAAAAAAATCTTTATAAGAATTTAAAAAATTATCAAATTCTTCTTTTGTAAAGAGTTGTATAATCGGATTATTATTAGAAGTGTGAATTTTAACTTCAAAATTTCCCGATGTTGCTTTCGCCCATGAGATATGTTGAATATTATTATATCTAACATATGCTCTATCTGTTTCTATTGCATTATATTTTATTTCCATAGTATCACCTAATAGGGCTTTGCACCCATTTGAGCATCAATTTTATCCACAAGTTCATACTTACACTTGCATGGAAAGAGGTTGAATTCCCCTTTTGGATTAGAACCAATCTAAGTTCTCTTCCTCCGCTTGTTCAATATCAACAACATGGCCGACCTTTTCAGTAACAAGGAGGCCACTAACATTGATTGTAGCGGGTTCATAGCCGTCTTCTGTTTCTCTTTGAGAAGAACGCCCAACAACTACAACAGAAGAACCAATCCCGAAATCAATATCTATTCCTTCGGGAATCCAACAAGTTGTCATCCCATCACCTTCATAATCAACTTCCGCATTCAAATCACTAAGGTTAATGATTCGATTACCGTTAGCCGTAGGGGTCATGTTCATGTTGATTACCGTTCCATCAGTAATTACAAACCGTTCACTTGCTACTCTATCTCTTAGTTCAATGTGTTTGGCATCAAGCATTGTCAAAGGAGTAACATTGTTAGGAACTGCGTTAATCAACAGTTGAAGCATATCAACACTTGAAACATTCCTGTATGTATCGCCTTCGGGGTCTAAATCAGTATTCATTCTAAGACTACCTAGTGTCTTATCGGTGAATCCATAAATGAAACCTTCACGGTTATTATCAAGAATAACCGCCATGTGTAGCCATTCAAAAGTAGAAGGAGAAAATTCAACTCCTCCTTGATTCTTGTAAGAGAAATTGTAGAATCGGTATTCTGTATCATCCCCAACTTTACCCAAAAACAAACCTGTTCTACGCATAGTTTCTTTTAGTGGTTTTCCAAAGTTAGCGTTTTCTCCTCCGTTTTGGTAATTCTTAGTAGAATCCAAAGGAATAACAATTGTTCCGTCTTCAATGAAAACAGAACAAGAAGGTAGATTTTTCACAATCTTTTCTTCTAAAGTTCCTTCGGAGTAGCGAGAAATATTAAATCCGCCTTCTTTTTCTTCGGCTAAAGCAACTTTACCACTTTGATATGCTCCAAAAGAATCTCTTTTGTATTCTTCAAGGGCAACTCTTCGGGCATAATCGTTCAAATCTCTAGGTTCTTCTAGAGAAAAGAAGAAGCCAAAGGCTTGTTTTACCAAATCTCCGCTTGTTTGTCTGTCGTTACTGCTTGTGTTCATGGCTCGTATTCGTTGTCCTGCATAAGAACGCCATAGGGCGATAGAAAGAGGGCTACCCTCTTCTGTATTGTTCTCCTTGCATATTTCCTCATACTTAACTTGTGCTTCCTCAAGAGAAAGGCCAAGTTTTTCAGCCGCTTTTTGTATTTCGTTTTGCATTTTTTTTACCTCCTATATTAGTTGGGCCACTATCCATGAAGCGAGGAGTTTAGGGGTCATAGTCGTGGCTCTATATTCCCCCTCACCAACTACTCGCAGGAATTTCAATTTTCTTTCTGCCTCCATTTCGCATTGAATGACATAATCATGTATTCCAATACAGATTTCCTGTATTGAAAGGCCGTTGTAAATAGAATCATGTAGCCTATCAATTGCTTTTTCTGTATTTTTATTTATAATGTCATTCACAATATTTTCATAGTCTTTTAATGTCCTCTCCATTTGTATTTTTAATCGTGTTCCCGATACAACGCAAGCCTGTAATTCGGTAAGTGTTCTACGAATATCACCGTTGAAGTGGTATATAAACTGCTCCACTTCTTCAATATCTAGGCTATGACCTTCCTTCGATAATACCCTTTGAATAACATTTGAAACTAAGTCAAAGGGTAGGGGCTTGAAGTGATAATTAGCACATCGGCTTTGGAGAGCAAAAATGATTCTTGTCTTATCATTACAAGTAATAATAAAACGAACATTAGATTCATACCTTTCCATTATTCTTTTGAGGGCATTTTGCGAATCGGTTGTCATTCCATCCATTTCATCTAATAGAATTATTTTAAATGGAACATTACCCATTTTACCGCTTTGAGCAATTTCTTTAATTGTAGTTCTAACAGTTTCTAATCTTCTATCATCGGAAGCGTTAATTTCAAAGAAGTTTTCTTTGAAGTGTTCTTTAAGAAGAGATTTACTAAGAGCAATTGCTCCCGCAGTTTTGCCTATACCCGAATTACCATAAAGTAATAGGTTAGGCATTTCATTTATTTCAATCCAATTTTGAGCATCAATTACAAAATGTTCTTGTCCTATTACATCTTGAATTTTATTCGGCCTATATTTTTCCGTCCATAACATTATAACCATTCCATTAATTTTCTATTTTTATTTTCTATTTTCTTTCTTTTTCTTTTTTCGCCTAATCCCATCAATCTACATTCTTCATTGTTTAATTTCGATTGAGCGAATTTACGAAAATCTTCATCTTCTATCAATTGTTTGAAAAGTCTAAATTCATTTTTCTCCAAACCTAATCTTCTACACAAATTAGGTATTTTAGAATATGTTCTTTTCTTAGGAAATTGAGGCCTCATGTATGTTTTACCTGTATGAGCATAGGCTAACATTTCATAAAAATAAGAAGTTTTCCATCTTCTTTTGACTACACTATCAATGAATACTAACTTATTCGGATTAAGATTTTCCATAAGCATACTTATGAGAAATATATCTGCGGGTTTATTTAAAAGAAGAATGTCTTTTATTTTATCCCTATCGGAATTCTTCAAATATTCTATGACTAAGGAATACATATCCATTTCTAATGTTTCGGGCTTTTCACTTCTAGGAGCGATATTCTTAATTGAATCTAAAATGTGTTGCTTAGAACCTACTCTTTTAATTTGACACATTGTTTTTATTTCTAATGGAACATCTTTTTCATTAAGAGAAGTAATAATTATTTCTCCTCTATATGTTCTAAGCACTTCTAGAATTTCTTGCTTGTTTGGATTATAATGTATGTCCTCTATGATAATACCTATATTTCTCGGAATAGAAAATACATCGGGAATATCTATTTCGTTTGCATAATATATTACTGCATTTGGTAGTTTTTCCCTTGCTTGTGTTGTTTTGCCTGTTCCATGTTTTCCTGTTAAAAGAATGGGTCTATTTTTATTCATATTTGTTAATCCCAATTCAAAACCTCCTATATATTGGGCTTTGTTTTCTTTTTCCTACTTTAGTCCAACCGTTTGCTTTCAAACGGGATGAGCAATAAAAAGAAATCTTTCTTCTCCATTCTTTTTCTGTATGGAAGACACTAATTATGTATGGTAAATTTTTAATTTTTGAAAAAACATCATGTGATAAATCTTCTAATACAATTTCATTAGTAGAATGAGATTCCATTATTTCGTCTATCGTAGAAATAATTATTTTATTTTTTTCTTTTTTATTCATTCTATTGCCCCTTTCATTTTCATTATTATTTCTAAGCCCTTTAGAGTTAGGTGTTTTTTATTTTTAATAAGGTCTGCTATTTGTCTAAACTCATCAAGAGTATTTTTATTCGCTATTGTATATTCGGGAATCATATCTAATATCTTATAAATTCTATCCGAACTAATTTTCAGTCTATTCTTTTCTAGTTTAGATTCTATACCTACTGTATGTAGAGAACGCTTTACCGCTTTTAAGAAATCAAGATTGCCTCTAAGATAGATAAAAAGAAGAACTTTATAGCCTATTTTTGTTGAGTCATTTCTCGATACTACAGAAACGAAATTTCCTTTGGCTAAGAAAATACCTATAAGCATTTCTTTACTATACATGACTAGAAACCCCCACCAAAGAAAAAGGCATATCTATATCTTTAAGAAAGAAAGAAATATTGTTTTGGATTAAAACAACTATTTTTTCATTGATTGTTCCTATATGAACAGTAATGCTATCATCCGTAAAAAGAAAAAGACATGGAGAAAGTATTTTCTTTTGGAAGAGCATTATTGTATTGTATTCTGTTAATACAAATTCTTCTTCATCGGATAGAGGTTCCGACAAAGAAAAGAGTATGGATGATACTTTAGGAAAAGAAGCAAAGAATTTTGCTACCTCTTTCATAGTTTCACCTAACTGAATAATTCAACATCTTCAAGTGTATTTATTTCACTTACTATTTTATCTTCTCTAATTCTTATCATTCTAGGAAATCGCAAAGCCAAATCCCCTTCTGCATTTCTTGTTACTAAGTCAGCATTGACCGTTAAAATAACTCTCGGTAGAAAATGATAGGTATTTTTTGTAACGCCTTGAGTAAATCTTCTTAATTCTCTTGTTAAGAAGGATAAGTCTTGTTGGCTAAATCCTGTTCCCACGCTCCCTATCACTTTGAAACCATTGGCGGTATCAAAACTTTCTTTTACGGCAATATCAAAAGAAGAGAATACATTGACATTTGAACCCTCTCCATATCTTGCTCCTACAATAACAACATCTAATTCTATTCGTGGAGGCTTGTATTTAGCCCATGCTATGCTTCTAGAACCTGCGAGGTATGGGCTTTCATTATCTTTTACAATAACTCCTTCAAAACCTTCGCTTATTGCTCTATTGTAGAAGGACATAAAATCTCCTCCTACTTGTCTTTGGGCTTGATATGGTAAGTGAGAAAACTCCTGTATTCTTTCTTCATATGGAAGGTGCATTATGTTCTTGCCTTTGATTTTAAGGCAATCGAACACTACCCATTTCACTTCTACCTTTTTAGCATCTTCCCAATTTTTAGAATGAACTCTCGTTCCCATGTGTTTGTGTTCTATGGGGTGGCCTTGAGAATTTATTGGATAAATTTCACCATCATAAATACCATCATCATATTGATGTAATATTCTTTCTACTACATCGGGGAATTGATAATTAACTATGGAACCTTTCCTATTGAAAATAATAACTGATTCGTTTTCTTTGTGTATTTGGTATCTGTTTCCATCATACTTGAAATCCACAATAGAGGTTTCTTTCCACTTAGACGGTTCTACTTCTTTAGCAAGCATTGGCTTTATGAAACGACCATGATTAAGTGAAGGAACAAGTTCTCTATTATTGGAATAGGCATTCACTAATTCTTCGATTGTAAAATGATTCCAATGATTTTTCACATCAGTAATTGATTTAGAGAAAATCTTTGCTAAAATTTTAATCATGGTTGCTTCATTGAGTCCGTTTTTCGGCAACCTTAACCAATACTTTACAAACCATTTTCTTTCTAAATCCGACATAGAAAGAAGAGTTTCTTTAATGGTAGGAAATGCAATAGAATGATTTGAACAATCTAATTCTAACAAATGAATTAGATTATTCAAAGAATATTCAATGGAGTTTTCTGTGCTATCTAAAATTTTAGCCGTTTCTCCAATATCTTCAACGGAAGTATAAACCATATCTAATTCATCTTCAAAGATACCGAATGCTTCGGCAAGCCATTTCTTTCCCTTTACTAAACCAATGTTATTCTGTTTTAAATCTAAAGAAAGAACTCTTAATACTTTGATTCTTGTATCGTTATCTTCTTCTTTTAAGGTTCTTGAAATCCTGTTTATTTTTGATTTGGGGTTATCGAATTCAGTAGCCTCTAATAGCCTACTCATCTTCATTAAATTCATCTATTATCACTTCCATATTTGCATTTAATTTTCTTATCATTTCTTTGATAAGAGGAGAACGGGGGTGTTTTATTTCTGATATTTTCCAAAGGTAGTTTGCTAAACTAACCCATTCATTCTTCTTCATTTGATTCCTCCAATGTAACATTTGTCATGGTTATTTCATGGCGGATTCTAGGAATGTTTTGCATCATGGCTTGAAGTGTTTGGCTTAAGTCAAGACGGCCAACTGATTCAGCCGCTTGTTGCATATATGATAAAGAGCCAATAACAATAGGTATTGCTACTTCACTTATTGGGTCTTGAATAATCAAAGACCAATGAACAATAAATGCCCCACGAACCATAGAGTCGGCATTTTGAATAAGAGGCCAAGATTCTCTAAATGGTTCTTTCAAATTCTTAGGTAGTTTCTTTTCTATCGTTTCAGCCCACTTAACAAATTTATCGTGGTTTTTTGAGTTCGCTGATAATTCCCATATTTTCATATTTCTTCCTCTAATATTTTTTCTAATAGTTCTTTCACTAGTTTTGCTTCTTTAACATTTAATCTTATTCCTTTTCTTGAAGGTTTATCTTCATTATACCAACGAATATCTATGACTTGTATTCCCCAATATTTGCCCGAATGTAGTTTAATTTCCGAGTTTTCATCACGCACTACTCGGCCTTTGAATTCTAAATTGTCAGTCAATTAACCACCCCTGCTTAAATTTTTCAAGTTCTTTTCTTGAAATAAAATAATGGGGGGTATCTAAAACATCTAATCTATTGGCTACCCAACAAGCCCCACCTAAAGATGAAATTTGCACGATTTCCCATTGACCACCATTGATTTCAATAATTTCTTTGGTGTTTATTTCGGGAGTCAAACCATACATTCTAGTAATTTCGGAAGCAACATCGTGTATATTATCTACTACATATTTGATAATGTGTCCTCTTTGAATAGGTATTTGTGGAGCAACTTGAAAGGTTATTTTACCACTAAATTCACAAACCTTACAACCGTTTTTTTCACAAATAGGGCATTGAATTTCCGCATTATGTGGTGCGGGTAAAGAAACAGTAATTGCTCTTTTTTGTGTCAATTAGAAATCAACTCCCAACAATCTTTACAGAAATCATTATCAATTAAATGTTCTTTTAAAACTGACCTATGACAAATAGAACATTCCATTATTTTCACAATCCATACAAAAAATAATCATATTTATTCCTCCTCATTCAATGAATCAGCAATTCTATTTAACGCATTACAAACCGTCAAAGCAATAAGGTAATTTTTAGTTTGATAAGAGTTTTCTTTCTGTTTAGAATCCATAACGATATATGACTCTTGACCAAATGAAGTTAGCATTTTAATATCCCATCTTTTCATGTTTATTCTCCTCTTAATACTGCTACTTCTGTAGTTAGGAACATAGAAGCAATTGACATAGCCGCAGTTAAACTACTCTTTGTTACTTTAACGGGGTCAATGATTTTCGCTTCAAGCAAATTTTCACAATAGCCCTTTGAGGCATTATATCCTACATTATCTTTAATGTTAATATTATCCCATTCTGCATCGGACATAGAGCCATTCTCTAACAACACATTTATTGGAGTCATTAAAGAATCTACAAACCACGACTTAGCACCTTCAATATTTGAAACTGCTTGAAGCAAACCTAATCCTCCTCCAACTATAACTCCTTCTTGAAGTGCGGCTTTTGTTGAATTCAACGCATCATCTAAGCGTTCTTTTGTTTCTCTTAGTTCTATACTAGAACCTCCTCCGACATGAATGACCGCAACTCCGCCTTTTAATCGGCTAAGTCTTTTTGCTAATCTATCCCTAATCCAATCATTGTTCGCCTCATTGTAAAGATTATTTATGGCTTGTATTCTATCAGTTGTGTCGCCTTCTCCACCAATTATAGTGGTAGAAAGTTGGTCTATTACTACTCTATCACATTTACCGAAATCTTCTTTTGTAAAAATTTGTAAATTATCTTTTGCTTCTTCTGTAAAGACTTTACCACCAACTACTGAAACTATATCTTTCAATTCATCAAGTTGAACATCTCCATGATTCGGCCCTTGTATTACACAAATCTCAATTCTATTTTGAATGACATTTGCTAATACATTACTTAGTGCTGAACCTTGTAAATCTTTACAGATTAAGAAAATCGAATGTCCGTTTGTAGAAGCATATTCCAATATAGGCAAAAGGTCTTGAAAGTTTCTAATGATTTTATTAGTGGTTACAATTAAAGGATTGTTCAAAACACAAGACCCATTATCTTGATTCGCAAAAAGATGAGAAATAAAACCATTGTCAATTTCTAGTCCGTCCTTTAATTCATAGGTTGTTGTTAATCCATGTCCTTCTTGAACTGTAATAACCCCATCCCTACCTACATGGCGGAATACTTGAGCGATTAAACTACCCAATGCTTCATCGTTATTTGATGAAATTTTTGCTACACTTTCAATAGACTCATCATCTACTTCTATTGCTAACTTATCTAATTGTTCAATCATAGCATCTCTAAGAGTATCTATTTCCTGTCGAAATTGATGAAAGTTAGCAATATTTAATTTAGCAATATTATGACACATGGCTCTTGCTAAGATGCAAGCCGTTGTTGTTCCATCACCTGCTTTGCTTTGTGCTTTATTCGTTAGATTTTGCACCAATTGTATTCCCATTTGAACATAAGGGTCAGTATGAGAAATATGTTTAGCAATTGTTACTCCATCATTTATAACAATTGGGGGATTGCCTTGTAAAATTGCAGTTTTTGATTGTGGCCCTAAAGTAATAGAAACAGAATCAGCAACTAAATCAATACCTTGAAGGAGTTTTTGTTTTACTTCATCATTAAAGATAATCATGCTTCTTCCTCCATAAGTCCATAGATTTTATCATACTCAACAAAAAGATAGTCAAGATGAAATCTACCACTTTGAGAATCAAAGCAAACCTTTTTTCCTATAATAGATTCATCAACGGCACAATCAAGAACAAGCCCTACATTTTCGGAACTACTGATAATGCCTCCTAAACTCTCATTTTCTACCTTTTGCATAACAACCCATTGGCCTACGGCTTTCATGTAATTCTTATTAATAAAGACCCATTTAAACTACCCTGTGGATAAGGAAAGCATCATGGTTTTCTATAAGAAATTCTTGAATTTCACGGATTGCTTTTTTCAAGGTATCAAGATTAGCCATATCTTCTTCAAGATTATTTAATCCTGCTACTATATATTCCATTTCTTCTTTAATATCTAAAATTTGTTCTAAGTTTGGGTTTTGTTCTTGCTCTTCTATCTTCTTCATAATTTTCACCATATTTTATTCTCATAAATGCTTCATAGCATTCGTTTTTATTGCATACCTGTTCAAGTATGTTTTGGGTATTATCCCCACAAAGCATACATTCTTTCACTTCTATCAAGTGAGCATTACAATATAATTTATCGGGATGAGCCCAATTATTACAGTCTTCGTCTTTACATCGAATATGTCTAACAATAGTAGAACAGTATTCTTTATAGTTTTCATCTTCATCACTACAACCACAATCTAAACATTTCAGTAATAGGTTTCCATCTAAACCTATTCCTGTATTTGTTATGTTTTCATGGTAAGCAGTTAGTTTCATTGATGGATGAATATATTCACCCTTAAGTGCTAATGTTACATTTATTGTTCTTAGTAGATTTTTTTCCATGTAGTCTTCTTTAAAATTAAATTTCATATTTTATCCTCCATCATTCTATGTGTTCCGCAAGTGTGTTTGCCTAACCTTTTCCATAATTTACATTGAGTATTTTTTGTTGTTTTTGCCTTGCATCGAAATTCTTCGGGAGGCAAAGATAGGCGGCAATCGTAACAAGTGGGTTTAAACCCATTTCTAACTACATTGGAAGGCTTAACATCATATCTTTTTTCACAAAAAATACATAATTGTGTAGGAATAATTACACCCCCGTTGAATGTTTCTTATTACAGACAAAACAATAAACATCTAATCTAGCATAATTTTTACAATCTTCTGTAACACATTCTGTTGGTATATCTCCACACATCATTCTTCCTCCGAAGAAAAAATAGACCTTTCCAAAGAAGTTTGATATTGTTTTGTAAATTTAGGGTTTAAACCTAAAGAGAAATGATGTAACACATTAGGTTCTTCTTGATTCCATTTACCAAATTCGTTATCTCCTAAAACGATAGCATTCTGCATAACGGGTTTCCATGTATTGATTGTTTTCCAATCAACACCGCTAAAATAGGCAATACCAAATGGATGAGTATGAATCCAACACTTGATAGGAATTCTCATCCCTTTGGGAATTGTAGAAAACCAAACCAATGCCGAAGAACCCGTAGAAATGAATAGTTTATCATTTGCATCAACCACTACTTGAACTTCAAGCGAAGGTAAAATTTGAACAGAAGAATACCAAATTGCTTCTAAGAACTTTTTATCTTCCCAATTTCCCTCCCAATTGTTTTCGATGTGGAGGGAAACCAATTCGTCAAGTTTTCTTCTTTCTTCTTCTTCTAAATAGTCATAATTATCTGTATTATTATAATTTATTTCGCTCATGCTATCATATCCTGTTCTAACATCATTTTAAATTCCCACGCATGAAACATTTCATGGGCTCCTAAAAAAGCCCCTGCTTTAATAATAGGAGCAATACATTCTGCCGAACATATTGAACAGAATACCTTTACTATTCTTTCTCCTTTAGAAAATTCAAAATCAATAATTTCTCCTAATTTATCTTCTGTAAAATTCATACATTCACCATCTTAAAATCACTAATTTCTTCACCGTTAAACCATCTTTGAATCCATTCAGCACCCATTCCTGCAATAGTAACTTGCATAAAATGAACACCTACATTAGAGCCATCCCATTCATCACCTTGACAAGAGAATGACCTAGTATTATCTCCTGCTAAGAGAGTATCATAAATTTCGGGATTTGCTAAAAAGGACACAAAGGCCGCATTTCTACCTTGAGCCCTTAAGTCTAACCATTTAACATTTGAATTGTAGAGGGTTTTTCTAAGACCTAAATTATCTACACAAGATATAACCAAATCATATCCTTGCATTTGTTTTTCAGTCAAAATGGGATATTGAGAACCACCGATGATACTACGGTATCTATTACCCATAACCGATGCTTTATTTTCTCCAATATCTTCTTCTGTAAAATTTTGATATGGTAGATTCTTTCTTTCTACAT